CTCCGACCTATATCCGGTCGTGTCAAGCTAGTATCCCCATTTGACACGACCGGATATAGGTCGGAGACAGGTGTGCCGGTTAATGTCTTCGACAACGAGGGGGAATGCAAGGCGTATTATGCCAATCAATGCAGCGAGCTTTTGAGCGGCTTAGATGATTGGATTGGCAGTCAGATAAGCCGAGTTTCTGCAATCAAGGAATCTATTGCAAGAGAAATAAACAGCGCAAGTACAATCAATAAAGGAGATGTGAAATGAAAGAGACAGCACTGATCGCCGCCGTATTACTGCTGGCGTTCTCGGCGTGGAGGCTTAACGACGGAATGAAAAGGATTGCAATGTCGAGAGAAATTTCTGGCGCAATCCAGTTGCTGGCCAGCGACCTAACAGTCATGGCTCCAGAAACCGAGGAGGAGGTGATGAGCATGTTGCAGTGTAAGGACGACGTAACAGCAGCTTCACTGCGAAAGACAGCTCGATACAGGATAGAGACTGGCGACACTCCCGAACAGGCATACCTGTGGACGTTGCGGCTATACATCAGTGCCGTGGAGGGAAGAAAATGAAAAGAAGTGAAGCTGTAGGATGCTTGCTCAAGAGAGGCGAGGTCGTGCAATGGGGAAATCAGCACGATGACGGTGCGTATCACAAACTTGTCGAGCAAGGATTCTGCGAGCTTGACGGCGCGTTTTTCAAGGCCACCGCAGCCACACCCCTCGCCCTGCTCACTCCCACGCAGTTCCTCTGCGCCCAACAGCTTGCCGAGAGCGGCGAAATCGGGTTTAATGCCGTGCCAAAGGCGCAGAAGGCGCACATGGACAAGCTGGTTGAAAACGGGTGGGCCTTGATGGACAAGCACGGCAGCGCATGGAAGGCAACCAAAAAACTGATCGAGGTGATTGACTGTTGGCGGAAGGCCAATGGAGGGTTGAAATGATTAACGATATCATCACATGGAAGTGCTTGCGCAAGATGTCCACAGCAGAGCTGCAAGATGTTGTCGGAATGATCGAGGAAGGTGAAGTTGACTATAATCAGCCGGGTTGGGAGGATGTTTACCCGACAAACGATGATATTTTGGAGTTCTGGCGCGAAGCAAAGGAGGGCAACCGATGACAACCCAAAACTTCGCCGAGCTGCTCAGATCAGCTCGGTCGGCGGCAGACATCAAAGTTTCTGAGCTTGCCAAGCAGATAGGGATTGACCGAAAACAGATATATCGCTACGAGAGGGGCGAAAAGGTGCCATACGATGACAGGCTGCTTGCAATCTGCGAAGCACTGGCCCTTGATGTCAATGCTGCTACAGCAGCAAGGGCCGTGTCGATTCAGCAGGACGCAAATAGAGGCAAGAGCAACGCAACTACCCGCTCAATTGCTGCTGCTTACGCGAGGTCATGCCGGAAGCAGCGGGAGCCTGTTCCAGTACAAAAGCACATTGGCTTTTGTACTTGTTTCGGTGTGAAATTCAGCTCAATATCCTCCCTGCTAAGGGCTTGCTTGGTACGGCAAGGGAAGGGCGAGAAGCGATGCCAGAGCTGCGAGGTGCTGTCAAGCTGCGGAAAGGATGAAGAGGCGTTGAGGGTGTGCAGCATAACCATTATGGGAGACAAGTCATGACAAGGGAAGCGGCAGGAATTACACTCGTGAGAATGCAGGGCAAGTGGGTTTTGAAAGTTTTTTGGCATGGAGATGGAGGATACACGATAAGAGCAACTGATTTCAATGAACTCGTAAGGCTTTTTAAGGATTGGCAGCTATGAAGATGATCTATCGCGGCACCCTGCCGGAAGAAAGAAGATACGCAGGTACGTGCTTCAACTGCGGAAGCACGTATGAGGCTGCCGAGAAAGAGCTGCGCTACTGCCAGCCGCCTCCTGTTTCTGGTCAAGGCGAAGAGGGGAGGTATTGCGCCACCTGCGAAGTATGCAGCAAGACAATCTATTTCAGGATGATGCCATGAAGAAAATCACAAAGATCATGCTTTTTTGCTTGCAATCTGCTTTTTCTTGTTTGATTCTTTCCGCGCTGCTTGACGGTAAGGTTGCGCAAGCGGCTGGGAATATCGGCTACGGAATAGCAATAATTCTCACGATTATGAAGGTGTTCATAATCACAGTTGGCCTCGCTGATGATGATTTAGCAGCGAGGCAATATAAAGATGTCGAGTGGCATGTAAGTGCTGTTTTACCTTATTTAAGCCTGCTTGCCTCTGGGTACTTTATTCTTGGCCCGATCTTTATATTCGTTGATGGATTCATGTTTTTCATTGCAAATCAGGTCAACAGCGAGGCGAAGCCATGAAAACCGAAAAACCGCAAGCTGAAGGCATCCGGCAGGGATTGCAGGAGGCGTGGCTTTTACTCGATAAAGGAAGAGGCTATGCGGAACTGCAAGGATGGACAGCTTGTCAGTGAAATTGAGCTGAAGATTTGTATTGGCCCGCCAGTGCTTTAGATATGGCTTTGCCGCTCACCAATTAACCGCAACCTACTTTGTGGCTCATTGATTTGATTTCGTGAGCCACAGGATTTTGATTGACAGCCAAGGAAGATGGAAAATGGGACTCGAACACTTCAAACGTTTCACCAGCACAGACAAGAGTTTTGTTCCGATGGTTTCGATATGGAACAAGGGGCAACTCTGGGTCGGCTCCGGGGCAGTGAATAAGTTCGATCTGGATCGCTTCACGCATGTCGTGTTTCTCTACGATGAAACGGCAAGAGAAATTGGGCTGCTTTTCAGAGGAAACGACAAGGAAGAAGGAACCATCAAACTCGGCAAACGCCAGACGGGAATAGTCGTAGGAGCCAAGAATTTTCTTGATTGCTTCAATATCGATTATTCGCAGACAAAACAGTACCTGATGCGTGTTGAGCAGGAGCCTGATTTGTTTGTCATCAGCTTGGACAAAGGGAAAATCAGCACAAAAAGCAAAGGAGAGCCTGATGAGGCCGCGCCAGAGCGCAAGGCGGAAATCCTGAAGGTGGTGCGGGTGATGCGGAGAAAGCCGCGCAACGGCGGCAGGCCGTCCAGCTATCAGGCCATAGCCGACCGTCTCAACGCCGAAGGAATGCCGCCGCTCAAGGGCGGGGAATGGTCATGGCAAAAAGTGCGAGGATTTCTAAAGAGAGCTTGAACGCGCCATAGCCTACCGGAATTTGAGGTTTCGGTAGGCTTCTTTCGCCCGATCATAGTCCTCTTTCGGCACCTTCTTTTGCTCCAGCTCGTTCGCCCTGATTATTTCAAGGAAACGGCGGGCGGCTTCACCTTTCAAAACGGGGGTGTCTTTGATTTTAGTTGCCATAGTGAATACCCCTGCTTGCCTCTAAATCGGCAAAATCAATGCGTCGCTGTTCTGCCTGCTCAAGTATGCGCTGCGCAATCTTGCAGGCCTGGCTGTAGTCAATGTTCGCTGGCCGCCCCGTCTCTTCGCAATACTCAAGGTACCGCTCCACAGCCTCCTTAAACGCTGTTTCCAGCTCTTCCAGTGATTCACCTTCGTAGGTTATCAAGTCACGGATAAAGGCAATCTGGCCGTGATAGCAGCCGTCCTCGAAGCTATATTCTGATGTTCCGGTGTATCCTTTATGTCTCATTTGAAATCATCTGTAATTCTTCGATAACGAGATTGCATCGAGAGCGGCAACGCCATTGAAAAAAACCTCGTCGTATCTCGGCGGAACAGGTGTTATCTTGCTCTTGTTCCGCTCCTTCTTCACTTCCATCCGTTCCCTGAATCGCTTCCGAAAAGCCTCGTACTTCAGCTCTTTGCGCAGGAATTTGATTTCTTCCGGCAGCAGCAGTGCTTTCCGGCTCCGGCATATTTCCAGACCAATCAGTTTATGCAGCTTCTCCGGGGCTGGAATGGCCGCGTATTCCTCGCCGCAGGAGCCGCAGCGGTATTGGGTGATGCCCAGCAAAAGCACGGGCAAACCGCATTCTGTGTATTCGTAGGGCTTGTCCTTGATGACCTCAAGAGCGTTGCCGCAAACATAGCATTTTTCCATTGTGCCGCCTCAATTTTCAGGTTTCTATCTTTTTGTTTTTAATAAATAAAAAAGCCTGCTTACCTTATCGATAAGGTAAGCAGGCGCAGGAATGCCCGCACGGTGTTGCGGCCAAGGCTACAACAGTTAGTCGGACACGACTGCCAGCATTTTACCATGACACGCTATCTTTTGCAAATAAAAAACCGAGCTAAACAAGCAGCCCGGTCGCCTGCAACACAGGCATTAGTGAGACAGCCATGCTGATATGCTGCTTAGTCGCTGATGCAGGACTCGAACCTGCTGCCCTTTCGTATAGATATCGACAAGCACCGCGCCATCGGCGATAAATTTGGTGCTCCTGGAGGGATTTGAACCCCCAACCGTCCGGTTATGAGCCAGCGGCTCTGCCAGTTGAGCTACAGGAGCTTGGCGGCCCCGGAGAGAATCGAACTCCCAACCTACGCGATAGGAGCGCGATGCTCTATCCTTTGAGCTACGGGGCCGTGATTGACTTGTAGTGCATTGCCGGATCATATTCAGTTATCTGCGCAGGATCAACGCAATACCAATTCACAGTTTTGTGAGATTTTGACCACACAATTTCTAACTCTTCGTTATTGCGGCACTTAAACAGACCGCCCACTCTCCACATCATGCCACCGTACAACTTGGCATGATGCCGTATCCATGATTCTGCATGGCTCTTTTTGTTCCATGAGAGGCCATCAACAATAGAACCATCTTTTCTTTTCAATGAATATCGTGCCATGATAATAGAAATTGCAGGCATTTCACCTGCCGGGCTGCTATTTCAAGCCATGTTCACTGGCGACCCGTGGCGGAATTGAACCGCCGTTTCTGCCTTGAAAGGGCAGCGTCTTTACCACTTGACGAACGGGCCTTAAATCTCTCCAGCCCGGAATTGAACCAGGTTCTTGCGCAAGGCAAACCATCGCTCTTTTGAGCTACTGGAGGTGTTTTAAAGATACCAATCATCGGTGAGTGTAGCCGAAATTTATCTTCAAGCTTCCTCAATCCCACCATTAAAGAAGATAAAGACAACCCCCGCCTGGATTAGACCATCCGCCCGCCGCACTCGTATTAGTTTTACTGGACGATGATTGATAAACTGCTTCAAGTAACCGGCTTTGGTGCGCAGTTCTGCGAGATGCGTTGCCGGTGTTATTCATTGGCTGGCCCGGCAGGAATCGAACCTGCGTTAGGGTGTTTGCTGATCAGTGGCCACCCCAGCCTTCCACTTGGCTACAGGCCAATATTTCTCAAATTCGCCCCTCGGCAGGATTCCGCCTGCGCGTTTGTCGGACTGGCCGTCCGTGCCATTTGTCTCACTTGAGTTACCGCAAAGTTATTGCCTTGCGGACATATCATGCGGTATCGCAGCCGCACTCCCTTCGCGCCTGCACTCGGCAAACGATCAGGAATCGAACCTGACCTACTTGGGGTGAATGACGAGACTTCAACTCGAACCTCTCAGGTTCACAGCATTGATGCTCTACCATTGAGCTATTCCCGCAAACTCCATTGCTTTCTACCGAAAACCCCGCTTTCCTGTTATTTCATCAAGCATACGCTGCCGGTTTGCGTCGGCTTCGCTGCCACTGCCAGCTACAGCATTAAGCATGACAGGAATAACCAATATCAATGATTCAACAGGGAAGAGGCCATGATCAACAACCCCTTCGTCGTTGAGCCATTCACATTTGAAGTTGCCGTCTGGACGCTTCTCAATGGCCGTCACCTTCATCTCCGGGCCGCCAGATTTCAGTCTAACGGTATCGCCAACCTGAACCGCAACCGGACCTTCTGTTTTAAAGATCATTTCCACGTTTGCTTTCCTCTTGACTTTAAACGCTAATCTAAAGCGAATCAATGAAAGGCGCGACTACCAACATGCAACACAGAAATTCACTCCCCAGGCACGTCCAGTCTTGGGTGAACCATACGTAGCTTGCGGCCTGACCTGCACTTGGAGTGAACAAGCCTTCAATAGCCATATTCTGGCCACTGGCATTGAGCCTGACTACATCTCCAGCTTTCATCTCTGCTTCATTCAAAGCCATCGCTTTCCCTCTCGGAAAAGAGATATTTGCCAACTAAAAAATGGCGGAGGAAGTAGGATTCGAACCCACGGTGCTTTCGCACAACGGTTTTCAAGACCGCCGCCTTCAACCGCTCGGCCATTCCTCCTGAAAAACGCGCTGCAACATGAATCAGGATACAGGAGCTGATTCATAATCACGTCTATCACACGTGTGCAGCGCAAAACTGTCAAACAAAAAAATTCCAGCACTATGGCAAGATCATGCCTTGCTGTTGAATTCACCGCATTACCAGCGTCACTCGGAGCCTTGATAGGGACGGCCAGTTGTTCATGCTGACCCGACTTTCTGATTATGGAGCGTGTCTATCCACGCCGCAGAGTGTTGGAGCAAAATCTTCCCGACCGGCTTTATGGAGCCAGCTCCCAACTAAGGGCTGCGGCTCATGGAACCGCAGGGGATAGTATCTTTTACCATTTCCAAAGCGGCCCGTCAATGCTTTTTTAGCGTTGGAGCGGGAAATAAAAAGGACAGGTATTGATACAGGTAACTGTACAGGTACAGAGCAGGTACAAGACAGGTACGGATGATAAATATCAATAGCTTAGATGGTGTACCCGTACAGGTATAGAGCAGGTACAAGACAGGTAATTGTACAGGTAACTGGACACTACTATAGAAAGAGATATAAGAAAGAGATATAACCACCTTCCCCCTTTGTCCCCCAGAGGGGGAAGGCGATGGACTTAGAGAGCCTGACTCAGAGGATGATTTCGCCGAACCGGACGACTCTGAGGAAGACCGGCCCTTCTGATGCTCAAGAAAGCACGGAAAGGGGCATAGAATCAATTTGCTCACCTTGGCTGGTATGGTTTTACGTTTAGAGCGAGAAAGCGATTTAAAGGCCATTTCTGACGTTTTTAAGGATTGGGCTGGAGTTGACGGGTGCTGATGGATAAAACGCATGGCTGTTTGCTTTTTGCTTTACAGGATGGGTAGAATCTGGTAAAGTGATTGTGACACCTTCTGGCCGGGGGTGCAAAACCTGATAACCCCAGAACATCGAATCAAGCACCCAATCAGGTGTGTACCCGGCCAAGAGTACCGGTTCGATGTTTTGGGGTTTTTTATTTTATGGAGGGATGGTTATGAATTTCGAAGAGCTGAAGAACCTTAGAAGCTGCTTGATTGACTGCAACAAAATCGAAGAACTTGATGATATTTTTTTAAGCGCAATCAAGTCAGGCAGCAAGTTTTTATCCGACGCTCCATACGTCGGGACTAGCTGGAGAGAGATTGACGAATATGTGGTTCCTATTGGCGACTACTCGGCCTTCTTTGCGGATATATCAAGCCACCAGGAGCTTGTTGACATTGTTAGAGAGATGGCAATTTCAAAAATTGCTCCTCGCTTGGAGCAGCAATTTTTATCTGGCTCCGATTCTTGCTATGCGTTTACGTCAATGCTGAAAGCATCAACTGAACGTGAGCTTTGCGTCGAAAAACCAGAGATTGATTCTTCGCTATGCGTCAGTCATCTTGTAGAAATATCAGCCTCGGTTAATGGCAGGGTTGATTTCGTTGTAATGAGCAGTGATACGCTTGCAAAAACTGGATTTTCAATACCAGATGTCAGTGTTTTTGTAAACGAATACGCAGGAGATTCCGTGTACGCCGGGCTGTGGCTTGACAGCACCTCCGCAGAAAACGGAGTCATAGTCACATGCCCAACAATCAGGGGTGTGACTATGAAGTATAGCCGTAAAAAATACTCTCTACAGCGCGGAATATTAGGGCTTTCCGCTGATTCTGGAGCAGTCCTTTGCAAGGAAAAAGGGATCGGAACGGCCTTGTATGTTAAGGCATATTTAGGTTTTTTCGTCAAGGGCAGCGGTGTTTTCCGTATGGACGGATTCTGAGTCGGAGCCGCTGGGGGGCATGTCTATCGGGTGTGCGCTGCCAGCGAGGATTCACGTTTTTGGAGTTTTTTATTTGGAGGAAGCAATGCGCAAGCAGGAATTGAAAGAGACGCAGGGGAAGGCGTTAAGCAATGGGCAAGTTGACGACAGGCGAGTGGCCTGCATGAATCTGAAACGAACATGCAGCGGGCTGGTTGCTGGTAAGTGCAAGATGTCGAACGGAAGTTGTGTTTTTCAACAAGGATGGCAACGATGAAAGAACTACCAAAATACCTCACAGTCAAGCAATCTGACGGCAGCGTTTGGGGTGTGCCGGTTGAGATGATTGCCCGCAACAGGGCCGAGTTCTACGCTTCAGAGTTTGACGGCGATGTTGAGCAGTCATTGCAAGAGGACACTTTGCCGCTTTTTCGAGATAACGGCAATTACGAGATTTCCAGTTGGGCGGTCGGGAATATGGACTGGGACGATTTTGATGGGCACCAAGTGCAGCTATCGCCACCGCAGCCGGTGGATTTTCAGGAAGGATGGTTGAGCGGCGAAAAGGGCTTGCGGTGAATCAGCGACACCTGGAATAGCGATGAGCAAAATGGACAAGTCAAGCCGAAAGCAGCTATTTAACGACATGGTAACAGTAGGAATTGAGTTGCTTCCGTCAAGGATCAACAAGAGTCGCGTTGCTGAGGTTGTATCCGAAATGCTCCACAGCCGAGAAATAGAAGTCATTGCCGCAGCAGCGGTGGTTGGGCTGGCTATCGCTTCTGCTGTTGATAATGATAGCCTTGACACCTTGGCTGCAATGCTGTAAAATGCAGAAAATGGCTACTTGCAGGGCCAGAAATCTCAACAGGCACAACCCCGTCATCTACCACTCGTTGAGTGTGGCCTGCAAGCCTTGGATGCCGGGGTTGTGCTTTTTTTGTTGGAGACAAAAATGCACAGAGATAAGATCACGGTATGGGTAACTAAGTGGGCTTTGGAGTTAGGGAGGATAGACGAGATAGAGGCAGAGGTGTGCTGTGGAGGAATGGTTAACTGCGGATGGGTGCATGGATATCTTCATAGGGATGAATTTCAACGCACCCGCGAAGCAGCCGTTCTCCAGGCTGAAGAGATGCGGATGAAGGAAATATCCTCATTGAAGAAGCAGCTTGATAAGCTGGAGAAGATGCGGTTTGAGTAGGGACACTGCTTACGCAAGACTTGCCGGTCATCTGAAAAAGTTCATTAAGTGATGCTTTTTCGCTTGCTTTTCACCCTCGCAAGCGTTATAATGAACTGACCTTCTCACTGTAGTTTTGATTTGCACATATTCCCCTGCCGCCCAAAGGCAAAACCCGTGAGAAGGTTGCTTGAGGTCGGCAGGGGATTTTTTATTTAACAGAGGAAACAAAATGATTGACAATCTGACAGTAGCACAGGAAGCCTTACTGAATGAATACAGGGGCAAGGTGTTTGGATACGCCACAAGCACGGTGACGGACAAGCCGAAAGCTGAGGCTGCTGTGTTGCGGCTGACCGAGGGCGTTTTGGTTGAGCCGAGGATTCACTGGGCTTGCAGCCCCAAAGAGGCAGAAGAATTATTTTGCTCACTGCGGGGTTCTCTGCGGGATTATCTGTGCGATTCACAGATAGATTCACAGATAGATTCGCTATCGGATTCAATACGGTCGCTGCGTGATTCACTGTATGGTTCACTGCCTGGTTCACCGTGGTCAGAATGGGCTTCACTGTCTGATTCGCTATGGCGTTCACTGCGGGGTTCGCGGTGGGATTCAATGCGAGGCTCCAGTTTTATCGCCTATTATCGCTTTTCAGAGATCGCTGGCATAGTGAAATACGAAGAAACCGTATCTATGCACCTGAGATGCTACGAAGAGCTGAACGAGTCGTGCTTTGCAATGTACTCGCTTCCCGGCCACATAATCCTGCTTGAAAAGCCAAAGCTGGTTAAGGTTGACGACGGCAAGCTGATTGAAATCGAGTGGTGATGTCACTGCCGCCAACCTGCCGGTGCAGGCGTAACGTTCGGGCGGTTCGAGTCCGCAAGGCGGCTACCTTTTGAAAGCAGGATGGAGGATTGAAAATGGAATCAGAAATGGTCAGACTGGAGCAAGATGGCAGAGTAAAAATGTTCCGGCTGAAGGATGGGTGTCTGTCTTTAGTCGAAGACGCAAACCCTGTAGTCGAGAGGTTTCTGTTGGGCGAGGACGGAATAGAAGACTTAATACGATCAGCTCCGACGAAGGATGAATGCCGCAGGATAGACGTTCGCATGGACGGGGTGCTGTCGCCCGTTTACAGAATATACAGCAAGGCGGAGCATGAATTCCTGCACGGCACCGCCTCTGACCCATACACCACCGCTTACTTCGAGATTGCTCAATTTTTTATCAAGAAAATAGGGCGTGAGAAGTACATGGAGATGCTTGCTGAAAAAGCAAAGGAGGATTGAAAAGTGGACCGTGACAAGAAGGGAATTGCTGTAACCGCTGCGCTGTCTTTAGCCTACACGCTCTCTGGCCTTGCAATTATAGCGTACTGCTCCTCGTCGGGCGTGGCCTGCGGATTGACCTTGGTGTTGATTGGCAGCGACATTGATTTTACATTCAGGCTTGGCAATATTCAAAAGCTGTTTTCAGATAGAAGCAAGGAGGATTGACGATGCGCATTCAGTACGAACTCAGCGAAAAAGAAAATGCTGAGATAGAAAAAATGATGGAAGACACGGCTATTTCAACAAAGAGAGATTTGTTTAGTAATGCTCTAACTCTCTTTGAATGGGCTATCAAGGAGATTAAGAAAGGCCGTGTCATAGCTGCAATAGATGAGAAGACTGGCAAGCAAATAGAGCTGGCCATGCCTTCGCTTTCAAGGGTTGTAAAACAGGAGGGGGATTGACAATGGACGTAAAATGCCCACGGTGCGAGGATGATTTTCAATTAGACAATCTTGGCGATTATGTTGTCAAGTGTCAAAAATGTGGCCTGCTTATAGAGGCATGTCATGATGACAGCTATGAGTATTTCGACGGAGAATGTATGCAGCTTTGCTATGTATTCAGTGATATTCCAGCGGATTGCTGCAAGGCTTGCGAAAACCTAAATCTTGAATCTTGCGTTGGGGTTTGCAGGATGGATAGCGAAGTTCAACAGGATGGGTAAAATGACCGTAGCTGAACTGATAAAGCAGCTTGAGAAGATGCCTCAGTCTATGCGCGTGATCCTTCTTCACTGCGAAGAAGGATATAATGATACTTATGGCGTAAGCGACGCTTTAATATCTAAGCAGGAAGGGTTTGGTGCTTACCGAGGGAGGCTTGGTGATGCAAAGCCTGAAGATACTGGGGCTGAAATTGCTTGCTTAATATCTTGACATGGAGGAAAAGGAATGAGTGACCAAACACAAGGCGAACTGCTGAACGCCCGCCATCCAATCCAGCCAGTGATAACAGATCAACGTGGAGCCTATCGCTTCAAGGCCAACGCCGTCGTTGCCTATCTTCTCGAATTTGCATCAAAGCGCGGGTGCAGCATGAACGACCTTGCGCGTGTCAATTTCGACAAGGATGATAGGCAGCAGTTTGCTCAGTTGATTGGCTACAGCCTTTCCGGGTATGGCGAGATTTCATACGCAAGCGATGAGGTGCATGAAACGGCATTCATGATGATTGACGGGGAGATGAGCGAAGACAGGGCAAGGATTGCTTACCTTGAGCGGGAATTGTCTGTTTACAAGAAATAGCTGTCTGTGCTGCAAGATTTGTTCAGGGGGCCGGTGGCACGGCTGTATGAGGTTGAACCTGAAGATTTGCTGCCGGAGGAGGAATGAGCGATCAAATTTTTGACAAAATTGAAGAGCTGAGAGCTGAGATTGAAAAGCTGTCGGCTTGCGCCAGAAGTAGCCATTATTACTGCGATGATAGCTGGTATTCATGCCCAAAGGCTGAGGATGGATGCGCGAATGAGGAAGCTGGCGAGGATTGCAGATGCGGAGCCGACGAAATAAACGCAGAGGTAGCTGCGATTAAGGCAGGGTTGGATAGCAAGATGGATGAGCTGATTTCTGTGGTTATGCAGACTCCGATTTAAATAAGTAGCCGCATCACGATTTTCCGCTTTACAAATCACCGCCCTCGATGTGTAGTGCATGAGAGCCACTTGCGAGGCGCATAAAATTCAGTAGGCATAGAACTGGGAGCTCCGCTTTACTGAGTGTGGGTCGCAAGCCTTGGCTTCCAGTTCTATGCCTTTTTTTTATTTCAGGAGGTAGCAAATGGTTGAGTTAACAGTAGTTCCGTTCAAGTTTGAGTCCCACGAAGTGCGCACTGTGATTGTTGACGGCGAGCCTGTTTGGGTGGCAAAGGATGTTTGCGAGGTGCTAGGGCTAACCAATGTAAAGATGGCGCTAGCCAAGGTAAACGAGAAACACCTGAAGTCAATCCGATTGATATCAGGTGGTCAAACCCGCGAAATGCTTGCAATAGATGAGGCTGGTCTGTACCGCTTAATTCTTCGTTCCGACAAGCCGCAAGCCGAACCTTTCATGGAGTGGGTTACTTCAGAAGTCCTCCCCGCCATCCGTAAAACTGGCCAGTACGTCGCCCCGCAGCAGCCGAAACACGGCCAGCTTGCCCTTGTGCAGCAGGATTGGCAGGCAGCGGTTGAGATGGCGAAGATTGCAGGACTGACTGGAAACCAAGCTGTCCTTGCGGCTGACAAGCTAATGCGCAATATGACCGGAGTTAGTCCATTGGCGCAGCTTGAAACTACGCACCTTATCTGCGAAACGCAGGAGCGCAACCTAACTCCAACTGAAATTTCATCGCTTGACGAGATCAAAGGGCTGGCGAATACAGCGCAGAAGGTCAATGTGATGCTTGAGCAGATGGGCTTTCAGGCGGCAAGATATGCTGGCAAGCAGAAGGTGTGGGTGCTGGCTGATCCTGGCAGGCCATTTGCTGTACTGCTGGACACTAACAAGCATCACAATTGCGGAACGCCGGTGCAGCAACTCAAGTGGAAAGAGTCCGTGGTTAAGGAGATTGTGAAGTTTTTTCAGGGCCGTTAGCAAAGGCTAAAAAGCTGCTCCAGGCCATGCCATGTCGCCTGGAGCAGCGCACTGGAGACTGATATGAGAAATGCAATTGAAAGAATTGGAGCCGAAAGTCTTAGAGCAGCTTCAGCAGTAAAGAAGCTACGTGTTTCCCTTGACTTTGCTGCCAAAAGTGCCAAAGCATTCGCTGTGGCGTGGCTCGATGGCAAATGGGTTGCAACCGGAAGCAGCTCATCAAAACGGAAGATGGGAGCAGGAGGGAAGCGATGAATAGCGCACCTTGGTGGCTCTTGCTCATGAGTGGCGCGGCAATCGAATCTGCCTGCAATATGCTGTGGTGTATCTGGTTCATCAGGATGGACTCGCTTACGCCAGGCATGTTTTCTTGGCTACTTGTCAGTGCCGTTGGTAATACTTGCGTGCTGGGCGTATCAGTCTGCGTTTGGAGCTATTTCGATACCAAAAGGAGGCACGGCAAGTGACGAAACCTTTTGCGTGGGCAAAGAAGCGTAAAAATCCCTACACTGAGGCTGGGGGTAAAAATACTGGGCTGCGTAAGATGTGGCAAGCCAGCTCAGTATCAGTGGCAAATTTGCTCAGATGGAAATAACTATAGGCCGATATGCTTGGAGTGCGATATTGAGCTGAATAGGGCTGTTTTGGAGTTCGTTGGGCATCCTGAGAGGGAGAGGCTGATGATTGAGTATGGGAAATTAAAAGGAGGTGAAAAATGAGCGATATTCAAGCAATTATCGAGTTGATCGAGAATGGCCACCGCAATAGCGACCACGGGGACGGGCGGAGACAGATTAACGAGGCTGTGGCTATACTGAGAAAGATGCAGGAAGACAGCCACCTGCATTCAGGCCAAAGATGGGAGCTGTCTCAGATTCTTGAGTGCGGGCCGCTGTATAGGGATATCGAGAAGGCGGTTAGGGAGATGAAGGAGGCGCAGAGAGAATGCTGGCTTACGATAGACTCGGCACCAAAGGACGGAACAGAGGTCTTTCTCTGTTCAAGCGAAGAGTCTTTTCCGAGTGAATGCCTGTGTGGTGATGGATACGCTGAAGGCTTTTACGAAGGATTAGATGAAGATGGCGACGGTGATATATGGCTTGTTTATGACAGGAGGCCAGACGGAGACTTTTTTATTGTCAAACCTACTCACTGGATGCGCAAGGTTGCCAAGCCACCGTTCATCGCTGATCACCTTACAGAACCAGAATAAATTAAGTATAACCTTTATAGTCAAGGCCCGGCACTCTGCGCAAAAGGGTGTATCCCGTCACCACGTCGGGCCTGTTTTATTGACGGGAGAATTCAAATATGGGAGTGGATTATGAGTGAGAAAGACGCAGCAGTATTAGACAAAAAGGCCGAGTTTGCCAATTGGATTATTGCCAATGATGGGAAATGCTCAATTACAGAGGTTTGTTGCGATGGAGGGCATGGACATTTCAAGGGGACTCGCTGTCCTATTCGCCGAAACGAGCCTTGTTGCCTAAGTAAAAAAGATAAACTTGCATACCTAAGCAAGTGGCTCAAAAACTACCACCAACAGAAAGCCGAGGCCGCTGAAGCAGAGAAGCGGAAGGCTGAAGCTGCCAAAAAGGAGGAGCAGGAAACCAAGCAGGAGCCAGCAAGAATCTGCGGAAACTGCAAGCATATTCATGAAGTTGAGAAGTCAGGAAATATGATTGCCCACTGCGATATGAAAAAAAACATGGTGCCGATTTCATTTGACCGCTGCCCTGATTTCGAGCCAAGAGCTACTGCCGATCAATCTGGCTCCTCTTCCAGCGAAGGCGGGGTGGATGCCGCTGCTTACGCTGAACGCATCACTCAGCTTGAAAAGGAGAATGCACGGCTTGCGGAAGAGGTTAGCGGATACAGGGGGGTAACAAGGCGAATATCAGAGATTTGTGAAGTTATTGTGATTGGCATTGATCAGGCTATAAAAGAGCGGGAAGAATTGCAAAATCAGCTCAACTTGGCGAAAGAGGATGCTTTGCGGCTCGGAAAAGAGAATGTCGATCTTTCGGCCAGATGCGAACGCCTCACGGAGCAGCGTAACAGGTTGTCCAATAGCCTTATTGAGGTGACGCGCAGGGTGAAAGAGGTTGAGCGGGAGAATGCCGCGTTATATGAGCGCATTTCTGCGATGTTAAGCGACCTGCTTTACTTTCAATGGAAAGCTGAGACTGGGCAGCCAATGCCGTTTAGCGTTCTCAATGACATCGAAGAGCGTTTAAAGCGCATTCGCCAGAGCTGGGTTTCTCGACTGAAATAACATTCCTGTAACTTTTCAACAGGAAACGACCGAAGCCGCCCAGCAAGCGGCTTTTTCTATTTCGTGTGTCGCATGGCTAAAAAAAAAATACATTTCTGTGATTTTTCCCTCGACAACCGGTCGTTTTGTTGCTATTTTACAAATATGGAAATCATACACAAGAAAGTTGCCGACCTGATACCTTACGCCGGGAATCCGCGCAAGAACGACCACGCCGTTGCGCCTGCCGCTGCGATAATCAAGCGGTTTGGGTTTCGGGTTCCGTTGCTTATCAAGAGCGATGACGAAGTTATAGACGGTCATTTGCGCCTGAAAGCTGCCGTTAAGCTGGGCTACGATGAGGTTCCTTGCATTATCGTAGATGACATGTCGGATAATGACATCCGTGCGTTGCGAATCAGTGTGAACAAGCTCGCAGAGAAGGCTGATTGGGATGATGAACTGCTGAAACTTGAACTTGATGAGCTGGAGCTGGCGGGGATTTCTCTCGAAGAAATCGGGTTTGAGGTTGGCGAGGCAGGCGAGTTGCCCATAGAAGACGAGAAAGCCAACTCGCCGGAAGATTTCAAGGAAGTTGATGAGGGTATTGAGACCAATCATGAATGCCCGAAATGCGGGTATCGGTGGAGCGGCGGAAAGTGAAGCGCAAGTGTTGCTTAGGCTGTGATTTTTTCTTGTCTAAATGATAAGGATTGTGCGAAGCGGCACCGGGTTGCAGGCTCACGGGTCAAGAACAATCCTCCAGCCTTGCCCTACGATTATGGCCGGAGGATTGGGAGGCGGAAACTGCTCTCAATACTGGCTGGAAGATGATGGAATGCAGATGCCGATAGAAAAAAATAATAAGCCTGAATACCGCGTTCTAAGCATGGATGAAATTCGCGCTTTGCCGTGGAACGGGTTCAATGCCGTCTCGACATTCAGTGGATGCGGCGGGTCGTCGACTGGCTACAGAATGGCCGGTTTTCGCGTCCTGTGGGCATCTGAGTTTATAGATGCAGCAAGGGATTCGTATCGGGCAAACAAGGCCGACTACACCATTCTTGACGGGCGCGATATTCGGCAGGTCACCGCCTCTGAAATCCTCTCAGCTATCAAAATGCAGCCGGGAGAACTTGACTTGTTCGACGGCAGCCCGCCTTGCGCATCGTTCTCAACCGCTGGAAAACGTGAGGCCGGATGGGGCAAGGTTAAGAAATATAGTGACAAGTCCCAGCGAACCGATGATTTATTTTTTGAATACGCAAGGCTGATCAAAGGGATTCAGCCTAAAACATTCGTTGCCGAGAACGTGAGCGGCCTTGTCAAGGGGACAGCAAAGGGATACTTCCTTGAAATACTGGCCGCGCTGAAGGCTTGCGGCTATAAGGTATCGTGCCGTGTTCTTGATGCTCAGTGGCTTGGAGTGCCGCAATCAAGGCAGCGAACCATCTTTGTTGGTGTTCGTGAAGACTTAGGCGTTGACCCGGCGCACCCGAAGCCGCTGCCGTATCGCTACAGTGTGCGTGATGCATTGCCGTGGATTGTAGCTGTTGGCGACAACGGGGGATTTGGAAAAGGGGCTATGCGTTCGGCTGAATCAGCAGCGTCGGCGACAATCGGAGCAAGCCCGCAAACAGGGAACGGCAAGTTCCCGCCTTCGCTGGTCGAGGCTGTGATTTATGACATTGGAGGCTCGTTTGCGTCGGCGCAGCCTATCACGAACGCCCCGTGTCCGACTGTGTGTTGCGAAACCTCGCAATCCCATTATCTTGTTCGTGGAAAAGGAGATAAAGATACTTTTACAGCTCATGCGCCTGACGGGGTAGAACGCCGCAAATTCACCATCGCTGAACTCAAGCGCATTTGCGGCTTCCCGGATGATTTTATCCTGACTGGAACCTACGCTCAGCAATGGGAGCGCCTTGGCCGTGCCGTCCCTCCTGTCATGATGTCACATATTGCGGCGACTGTTAGAGATGAGATGTTGAGGATGTTGAAGTGACACTGGCGACTGATTTTAGAAATGTATTCGTTCGTGCGGTAGGTCAAGATGCCAAGCATTCTCTTTTTCTTTCTGGCGGAGTTGACAGCGCAACAATCCTTGCGGCGCAGCTTCACCTTGGAAACAAACCTGATTGCTACTCCTTTAGATTCGGAGATTATCCATCTGAAGACAATCTTGTGGCAAGACAGATGGCTGCTGCGTTTGGCCTTCGATATGTCGAGGTCGCTGTTCGTCGAACAGCGGAAGCTATGATTGCTGACGCAAAGGAAGCTATCGCGCTTGGTGGGAGTTATTTAAAAACACATGTTCATGTAGGAATCCCGTTTCTTTACCTCTGCCGGGCGTTAAAGGGTGATGGTGTAGATGCAGCTCTCTTTGGAATGGCGGCTGATGATCTATGGGGGTCAGGAAGACACGCAAGAATTGCCGCATCAAGGGGGCCTGATGAATTTCGCAAATTTAGACTGAATAAAATAACCGACACATCGCAGTCAGATTTTTCTGTCCTACGTCTTGCATCCAGTCTTGGAATTTCTCTTTATGATCCATACAGAAACAATGATGTAATAAAGCTGATGCTTAATGCTGGTTTCAATGAAATGCACAAGCCGCGTGACAAAGCACTCGCGCTTTCTGCGTTTCCTGAGTTTTGGCAGCATGGCAAATGGTATCGTCCAAATAAATCACTGCAAGTTGTGTCTGGAATCCGTGCTGCACATGATACGCTGCTGAAAGACCCTGCTATCAATACCGGCAGGCATCGCGCCATAGTAGGTCTGTACCATAAGCTGGCGAATCATCTATGAACGAGACAACCTTTAGCATCCCTGCCGACTGGACATTCAACCGCCCGGACATAGCAGCAGGGTTTGACAAGCATGTCCGGGAGCAGCTTCCTTGGTATGATTTAGCCACAGGAGCGGTTGCGCATATAGCCAGGCACTTCCTTCCTGAAAACGGGCTGATTTACGACATAGGGGCCAGCACCGGCAATATCGGGGAAGCGTTGGGAGACAGCATTGCAAGCCGCAATGCGCGTATGGTTGCCGTGGAGAAGTCTGCCGAGATGGTTGCCTGTTATCGCGGGCCGGGTGAATGCGTCGAGGCTGATGCGTTGACCTTTGATTTTCAGCCGTGCGACGTATGTGTCTGCTTTCTGGTTTTGATGTTTATTCCTGTCTCGGAGCGGGCCGCCTTGGTGGAAAAGCTCGTGAAGTCTGTCCGGCCCGGCGGCGCACTTATTATCTTCGATAAGACTGAATATCGGGGCGGCTACCTGTCAACCGTGATGCACAGGCTGACGATAGCAGGAAAAGTGGCTACAGGATGCGACCCTTCTCAGATAATCAGGAAGGAGTTGAGCCTGTCTGGGACACAGAGGCCGCTGTCTGTCGATTTCATTGAAGGATTTGACCCGAAAATGATTGAGGTTTTTCGTTTTGGTGAATTTGCTGGGTGGATTATAGAAAAACATGCCTGAACTCATAACGCTTACAGACAAGCAAATAGCTCAGATTGAGGCGTTGGCGCAGTATCTAACGCTTGAGCAGATAGCAGACCATCTTGGAATTTGCCGCAAAACTCTTTTGAACAAGAGAAATGAGCATCCTGAGATTGAAGCCAGTTACAGAAAGGGGAAAGCAAGGGCTATAGCGTTTACGTCCAAGAGCTTGATGAAAAACATTGCAGCCGGGAAAGAGGCGAGCATAATCTTTTTCTTGAAGACGCAGGCCGGATGGAAAGAGAACAAGGATACTGGCGATGACGATGACGATGCTCTTGAAAGACTGACAAGCGCACAAGATGACGCGCTCGGCAATTGATAAAATTTAGCGAAAAACAGATTGCCGTCATCCGGGAGATAGAGACAGGCCACCGTATCAATGCGCTTATAGGGCCAACGAGGTCTGGGAAGAGCCATATAGTAAACCACTTGCTTCCTCGGCGAGTCAGAGAGATGGACGGCAGGGCTGGCTTGCGAATGCTGATAGCGAAGACACTCGGAAGCGTTGAGAGCAACATCCTCATTCCATGCAGAGAGATGTTCGGCGTGAAGCGTGTCAGCAGGATGCGGATGCAGAGCGGCCTTATGGTTGCACAAGTCTTTGGCAGGGATTTTGTCTGCATGGGCGGCGACAACATAAGGGCCGTTGACAAGTTACGCGGAAAAGCTGTATGTTATGCGTTGGGAGATGAAGTTGTAGAGTGGCCTGAAGAGCTTTGGGAGATGTTGAAGACACGTATGCCAAAAGCGTACTGCCGGGCAGACCTTACAGGGAATCCGCGAGGGCCACAGCACTTTTTCAAAAAGTTCCTTGATAGGGCTAAAAACGAAGGGCTTGATGTCTATGCGCCTTCTTTCAGTATTGATGATAACCCTACGCTGACTGAAGATGAGAAAGAGCATCTTCGCAGGTCTTTAACAGGCCTGTGGTACAAGAGGCTAATACTTGGGCTTTGGGTGGCAGCAGAGGGCGCAGTCTATGACATGCTTGATGAGAATCACCATCATGTCCGCGGCCCGGCACCACGCTTCAGGAACTACTGCCTTGGCGTTGACTTTGGCCTGACACATCCTACAGCGGCTTGTCTGCTCGGATGGGACAGGCCAACCGAGGTTTTTCAAGTAAGCGAGTGGGGATACAGCCGAAGGGAAGGTGAAGAAACGTGGACGGTGCAGCGGATTGAGCAGGGCATTTCCGGCTGGTTAAGTTCTCTTGGAATCACAGGAGAGATAGACACTTACCTTGACCCTTCAGCAGCAGCGTTTAAGGCTCAATTGCGGGCTGCTCAGGGCAAGATAAGCTACAGGCTTCTTGCGACTGATAACAGCCAAGCAGACGGCCTTCCGTTCATGCAAACGGCATTCACTGACAGACGGCTCAAGCTGTACATTGATCATTGCAAGCGGACGTGGGAGCAGCTTTGCGGGCTGGCATGGGATGGCAAGGCGACTGAAAGAGGAAAAGATGCGGTTGTCAAGAATGATGACGACTGGCCTGATGCGCTGAGATATGCGTTTTACAGCAGATTTGGAAAGAAAATGGCCCGTGCAATGGATTTGAACTTATGAGCGAAGTCAACAGCAGCATCAAGTTTGCATCACCTGAAAGAGACGCTTGGCTTTCCAGCACACTTCTCTCAAGGTCTCTGTTTGCTGGCAGCGAGGCGATGCGGTCGCAGGGGACGTTGTTTCTGCCGCAAGGAGCTTCCGAATCTGATGCTGAATACAAACAGCGAAAGGATGACAGTTTTCTTATCCCGGCCTATAAAAAGGTTGTTCAACTCTTGGCTGGGCAGGCGTTCAAAACAGACGTTATTGTTGACGCTGACGGGGTGTTTAAAGAGATAGCAAAGCAGCCGTCAACAAATGACGATAGCCTTACAAATTTTTGCAAGAAGAGTTTCGAGAGAGACCTTGTTGATGGTTGCAATCATATTCTTGTTGATGCGCCAACCCCATCCGAAGAAGACCCTCCTGAAGGTCGCCGCCCCTTCTTTAGGTCTATATCTCCAGAATCAATATCTGCGGCAGTTTATGATCAAGGAAAACTTGTATGCCTTAAAATTGATGAGAAATTTGAAGAGAAAGAAGGAAGGTTTTCAAGCAAGCAGCTCAATCAATGGAGAGTCTTTGAGCTGGAATACATGGAAAGCGTCGCTGAAGACGGAACAATAACATACAGCTATGGGCAATGCAATTGGGAAGTTTGGAGGGAGAGCGGAAGCACTGAGAAACTTTTTGATTCGGGTTATCTTGACATTGATTATATTCCGATAGCATTGTTCAGCGGAGCAGTTTACGGCGAGCCTCTGCTTTCAGACCTTGCCGACCTGTGCGAATCTCACTGGCAAAGCAACTCAAAGCAGACATATATTATGTCTGCGGCAAGAACTCCTATTCTCTTCACGAAAAACTTGGAGTTTGAAAAGGAAGTTGATGCCGACGGGAACGAGAAGCCTACCTTCAGGGCATCTTCGAGAAGGTTCCTGATCGGCGGAGAAGGTTCCGATGCAAAATGGGTAGAAATACAGGGCGGCTCTATAGACGCAGGGTTTAAGCATCTTGAGAAGATCGAGAATGCTATGGAATCATACGGCGTAAACCTTTTCTACCGCCCAGAGCAGACAGCCACAGCAAAAGGGATAGATTCAGCAGCATCATACTCCACGCTCGAATCGTGGGCGTTGATCAAGCAGACTCAGATACAGACTGCGTTTGAGATTGCTGGTGACTTGCTTGGAGTGCCATTCCCGGAAGACGCAGTGCATGTGCAGCGTGAATACCTCGGATGGGCGCAATCCGCTGAGGTTAGAGCAATGCTGGCAATGCTACTGTCTGGCAACGCAATATCGCCAGAAACAGCATTTAATGCAGCAAAAAGATATGTCCAGCCTATCGAGAACGAAGACTGGAAAGATGAAAGCAAAAGGATAGAGAAGCAACAACTAAGTAAAACTTCGGAGGAAGTTGATGAGCAATCTAATTGAGTGCGTAAGCGGAAGAATTGATGAGCTGAACGGAAAATTCAAAGACATCATTTTGTCGTCAAGGGATATGTTCGATGGGATTCCGTTCGTGCCATTGGAGCGCGAGGCTGCCAGCAGAAAATGCACCACTATTATCAAGGATATTGAATTCAAGCGTGGCTATTCGTTAGATTATGATACATTCTTGACATTCTTTAACGATGCTGCCCACAGCGTTGCCAGTTGTATCCAACGCGGAATTGCTACCGGAAGTGGATTTGCGCCAGATATGAACTCATTTCAGTCGATATGCGAAGAAAACCAGCTCATGGTTCAGAAGCCGCATAGCAAGGCAAAAGCGCGTAGCTGCATCAATTACCTTGTTTCTGATGTTGTCGACGCGGACTTTATAGTCGCAAACAAGAGAAAGCTGCGTGACGCTGGATTTTCAACCCCGTCGGTGGATAACCGGCAGTATGTATGCGGTGCCGAGGTGTTTGAAAATGCTTTTGCGGGAGACTCTGTTTACGCCGGAAAGTGGGCCAAAGACGGCAAAGATGGATTGGCTATCATCTATCCAAAGGATACCATGACATGCGTTGAGCTACTTGAACCGGAAAGCGAAGAGCCGGTAGTGAGATTGAAGATGTATCTAAACCTCGCCATGTTTGGCGAGAACAATATTTTCCGCATGGACGGATTTTAAGCCAAGGAGGAAGTAATGGCGACGTACAAAGTGAGTGAAGACGGAAGCAAGGTTTTTGCTGTGACTGATAACGGGGACGAACAAGAGCTTCACGACCCTCTGGCCCTGAAAGCAGCCTATGATAAGTCAGAGGCAGACAGGAAAGCCCTGAAAGACGAGGCCGCAACGTACAGGAAGGGCAAGGCCGAGGTCAACAGTCAGCTCGAAGCTATCAAGTCTGCACTTGGAGACCGTAAAATTGAGGATGCTGTAGCTGCCCTTGAGTCTGTTTCTCAGCTGTCAGATAAGCATCAGCTTGACCTGTCAAAGGCCACAAACTCTTTGAAAGAGCAACATGCCAAGGCGTTGACGGCCATTGAGCAGGCCAAAAACGAGGAGATTAAAAAGGCCAAAGAAGAGGCTGATGAGTATCGCAAGAAACATGCTTATGTCTTGCATAACAACCGCGTTGTCAACTCACAAGTGCTGGCGAAGACAAGGTACAGCGACAGCATCGGGCGAAATGACGCTTACAGCAAGTTTGAAAAGCACTTCCGCGAAGATGGAACTTACGTTGACCACAACGGCGTTCAAATCATGTCGATAAAGCGTCCGGGCCAGCCAGCGGACTTTGATGAAGCTATATCCGAAATAATCAACGCGCACCCTGAAGCTGATTACATTTGGACGAAACCTGAAGCAAGGGGTTCTGGTGGACATTCGGCTTCAGGCGGTGTGCATTCATCGAAAAGAACCTCTCAAGAAAATATCAAAGCAGGTCTTTCCAACCTGAGAAAATAATTTCTTGACATGGCGAATAAATAGTTGTATCCTGTATTTTAGGATATACCAGTTCACGGGCAGGTGTCTTTGAACTGAAAAAATAGTGAGCCGGAAAACGTTCTAAGGCAGGAGTCAAGGAGCGGGTTGTTCGGCGTTTCGCAGGTGCGGCACTATCACGATATGCTTAATTGCATTTCTGTGATAGTGCCGTTTTTTTTTGCTCAAAAAAACAAGGTGAAAACATGGCATCAATGACTCTTGCCGAGTTTATCAAACGCAGCCGCGATTCCCTGATTACCGGCATCGCACAGGACATCTACACAACCGACCCGATGTATGACTACATCCCTTGGATTCCTTATATCGGTTCCGGGGCTACATACAATCGAGAGACGGTCATGGGTGATTCTCAGTACGCCACCTATGGCACAGCAATCACTGCAAAGGCCACCTCTACTGTAACTCCGGTTCTTTATCGGGGCATTACTGTTGTTGGAGACGCTGAAATCAACAAGCAGCAGGTTGCTGAAAGCGGCGGAGATGGCGGTGACTTGATCGTTTCCGAAGTGTCATCAAAGGCAAAATCTGTCGGACGTAAAATACGCACTGGAATTGCCGTAGGCTCTGGTGTTGTGCCAGAGATGAACTCTATGCATACGCTCTGTGATGCAAGTCAATATGCCACTTCAGTAGCGGGTGGAGCTGCGCTGTCTTTCGAGCGAATGGATGAGCTGGCAAATCTTGTGAAGTCCAAAGATGGTTTTGTGGACTTCTACGTTGCAAGCGGCCGCGAGATGCGAAAGATCAGATCATTGTATCGCGCTCTTGGCGGTGTCCCCATGATTGATGTGCAGCTCGGAGACAGAACGTATAAAGTGCTTGAGTTTAACGGCGTTCCGATCTTCCAGAATGACTATCTGTCAACCACTGAAACCGACAGCGGCGCAGCCCTTGTCGGCGGAACTCAGTCTTCGATGTATGCCGGAGTCTGGGATGACGGAAGTCAGAAAATCGGGGCCGCGTTGATTTACCCTGCCGCAACAGACAGCATGGGCATTAATGTCGAGCAAATCGGCTCGAAAGAAGGATATGACGAGGAAGTTTACCGTGTTAAGTTTTACGGAAACTTCGCGTTGTTCAATCGTCGCGGACTCGCTCGTTTGCCGGGCATTTCAGGAGTGTAATTATGGCTGAAAATACCGAAACACGCCGGACAGCCGGTAATGTTGAAACCATTGCATCTGCTGTGAAAGCAGCTTCCGATGCAGAAAATACTGTAAAGCTGTATTCCGATTGCTACGTTGGGGAGTCCATGACTCAGCACTATCTTTACGGAATCAAGGCAACGCTGACCAAAGAGGGATTTCCTTGCATTGACGCTCCACCGTCTTTGGTTAAGGCTAATAAGGATCGCAACTACCCACTGCTTGATGATTCTGGCTATGAGAAGCTGCTTGAGCGCATTGCCAAGGCCAGATAAATGAGCGCAGCGGAGATTGAAACGATGGCTAAAAAAGGAGCTGACAAAAAGATGGTTCTGCTCAAGCCTATCGTGATTCCAGCGGGAACAGTTTTTAGCAAGGCTCCCGTGAGAAGCGAGCGCATTGGCGATGGGCATTACAGTCATGTGTTCGGGCTTTCACCTAATACATCAGGTGAAATATGCTATTTCCTTGGTGAGGAAGATTTCCAACTGAAAGAGTTTTTCGCTGAGGTGAAAGGGTAATGAGCCTCACTCCCGGCACCGACACCTACTGCACTCGTGAATGGGCCGATGCTTATCATGCCGAGCGTCCATCAGCGGAGCAGTGGAATAGCATCGGAGCCGGGCTTTCAGCACCTTCCGTAGAGCGCGAAAAATGGCTCAGAGCGGCGTTTGACGACATAAACGCCTTGCAGTACGCAGAGTGGCCAGAACCGACTGGCGGGTATCCTATGTGTGTTTTGAAGGCTCAGGCTGAGTTCGCGCTTGAGCTGTATTTGCAGTCGTCCGGTATTGGGATCGCAGCCCAGGTGCAAATCAAAAGCCTCGGCGAAGATGAGAAAGCCGAGTTCTTTGACAGTAGATCGACTGCGGAGAAGTCAGCGGTTTTGTCAGCAGGCGTTGACCGTCTGCTTGCCAGCGGCGGATGCGTTGGCAAATTCAAGGTTTCTGGGGCAGACGGCGGAATAGCTCCGCCGTCAATCTCTGTATCGTCGGTTGGATACGTTATATTTTAGTTTTCTTTGGAGGAAAACAGATGAAGTTCACGGTTTTAGGTGTATCTACGGTTAACAAGGATAAGGCAGCGGCAGGAGCCAAGGTTATGTTTGGCGATGCAGAGTTTACTATTCTTCCGCATTCTGAGTGCAAGGAATTTAAAGAGGCTGGATTGACACAGAGTTTTATCCATGCCGAAGAGATCACTAAGTATAAGAAGGAAAAGGAAGTAGCCAAAAACAAGAAACCAGCAGACGAAAAAGAGATTGCTCGGCTGGTCGCGCTGGAAGCAAAAATTGAAGAAGAGCGAATAGTCCGCACTGTACCGCTGCTGATTAAGGATTGGAAGATTGAAGAGAAGTCTGGCGAAATGTCAGCCAAGTTGATCGCTCGCCTCGCGATGGTCATGCCGGATGCAGTGACCGGAGAGGTCGGCAGCAGGGTTGCAAAATACAGCCGCGAGGCAGCCGCAGCTTTTTGCGCAGATCGGGAGCTGCGTGTTTCTCTCGCTACGCCAGATGGCTCTGAGATGTCTTTTGCTTTTCACGAATGGGTTGGAATTGCAGCAGGCGACGAAGCGCGGCTGGCTGTCCGCGACGAAATCAACACTGAAGCCTTGGTCGCAAAGTTCGGCCCTTTGGGGTCGAAGTAGCCCGCGCCGATGTCTGGTATCGCAAAACAGAGAGCTTGCGTAACAGCGATTCATTCTGGCGGATGGTTGACCGTCCGCCGCATGACGAAAGACATGCTCTGCTGATAGATACAGTAAACGAGTGGAAAGAAAATATTTTCGGCACACTCTGGAAGTATTTGGGCGAATACAAGCAGTATCCAGATTGGCTGCGCAGAGGGATTGTAGCGGCATATATAGCTTTTCGTGACGAAGCGCAGCGGATAAACAGGGTTGAATATGTCGAGGACGCAAGGGGCGGTAAAGCTGAGGTTGACGCAATGGACAAGTGGATTTGCAAGCATTATCCTTCCGGCTTTGATGAAAAGAATTGCGGATTCGCCGAATTCTCCCGCCTGCTTGATGAATACCCCGTATGAATCAGGCGCAAAGAAAACGGCTCGCAGCGTTTGCCTCGCGGAAAGCGATTGGACAAACCCGCAGCCTGCTGTATGTCGAAGGGCAGTCTATAGAGATACCTACGGGCAGGTTAAGCTCGAAAACCGTCCTCAAGGCAATTAGGTCATGGACAGTAGATGCGTACCGGAAACCAGCGAAAAGGGAATCTGACAAAAATGTTAGACTTGCAGACCATGACGCGGTTTTTGTATGGCAAGGTTTTGATCAGTTTGGTGTCAGAGCTGCGCTGCCGGTGCGCGATGCTTTCCTTATTGACGGCGGCAGAGGTGAAATCTGGCAAATCACTCATGTCAAGCCGATTGAAACGTTTGATGCGTTATACACCGTCACTTGCAAGCCTTTTTTCAACCTTGAGCTGTCGAATTCTTATGAAACTGAAGCGTCTGCTGGCATTGGAATATCGGCATCAGCAAGTTTCAGCGTCACTGACCTCATCTTCATCCGCCCGCCAGCCAGCCATGCCAGCGTTGATCTCAGCGCGGACTGGCAAACCGTTCCCTTTTCTGTTTTTGGCCCCCCGCCCGCGCTGCAAGGCGACGTGCGAACCGCTTGCATTTCCTCCGTGCAGGCGGTGGGGGCATCTTGCATCGAATTTGAATTACAGCGCAGCGTTGAACCGGAGGGCGGCAAGGTCTGGGAGCGCGTGGAGTCTGGCTTTGCTCAAATCAACGGGTGGGGATATTGCCGCATGGTCTGGAGCGATGAGCCTCCACGGATTGCTCAGGGCGACTTGCTCAGGTACAAGGTCAGGGCAAGGCTTGTTTCAGGGTATGCGAGGATTTTCAATCCAGAGTTTACCATCAAGGTTGAGATGATAGTTCAGATTACACCGATAAGGATTAGAGATATTGATCTTCCTGCATCTGCCGACCTTAAAGGTGTTTTGCGATATAGAGAAGATAAGGACGGAGCTAAGTCGCAGACGCAGCAATGCGTCAAGAATTCTGATGGTGAATATGTCTGGGTTGACATATTCTTTTTTGAATAACAAAAATGAGTTAAATAATGGCAAAGATTCATTCAGCGGATAAGTTTCTAACTCTGAACGCAAACCGTGACATCGCGGCCCTTGGCGAAGCGCTCTACGCTGTCAATGGCATCGTCGCCTGCGACGGAAGCGGCGTACTCAGCGCAAGCAGCGGTGTGGCAGGATTTGATACGTCTGCTTTACACACTAACACTGGCTCCGAGATTTCCGCGCTGACCGCAAAGACTGCTCCAGTTGGCGCAGATATGCTGGTGATCGAGGACAGTGAAGACACTAACGCAAAGAAAAAACTAACGATTACTGCGCTTTCCGGCTTGCTCAACTCGATAGGTGAAAATACAGACGCTGCATCAGCGTCTAACGTATGGACGCTCCGTCGGTCAACGACTGCAACAACCGCAAGCCTTGACGTGTGTATGCCAACAGGCGCGTCCACTTACGCTTGGACAAGCATCGTAACCCAAGACTGGACAGCGTAACATTCAACAGCCTGCTCGTTATTATGAAGAGCAGGCTTAGGAGATGAAACATGGCAGAAATAATTGATGCAGATTTTATAAAGCAAAGGCTTTCAGGAGTATCACCTGAGCATTGCATTAGAAAATCAGACTTGACAAAAGAATCAGCTTCAGATGCAGAATCAACATCATATATATCTCCTGCCTCTGTTTTTGTCAAAGAGACTGGCAGGACATATATTTTCGACCCTGCCAGCACTGCCGCCCGCGACGGCAGGAGCGTCTTGACTCCTGCGGGCGGCGGGCGGCTACTGGCGACAAAAACAGGCAGCGATGACGTTGAAATCCCGAAGATTGGCACACCTGACCACCAGAGTTTGACGCAATCCCTGCAAGTTGGGTTGTCAACTGGGGCTTGTAATGGCAACCTTGTAACAGACGCAGGTAGTGGTGCAATCAATATCGCTTCCGGCGAAGGTATGATCAGGGTTGCCAATTCATCCGATTCTGAAATTTTTGCGTTTCGATGGCCAGCGGTCAATGGCGTTACAATACCGCTGAATAGCGCAAGATACGTCGGCGTTGAGTACAATAGTGGCAGCCCGCAGGCTGTTGTAAGAACTACAAATAACTGGAACGGACAGACTGAATTTCAGGCCGCTACGGTAGTGAATGAAGGTGGAACTCTACATATTCTAAATAATCCGCAGGAAACGTGCGATGGTGTCCAGAAGATATTCCATAGGCTAATCGAAACACAGCCTTTTCAGTTCGCCGAGAGGCTTGGCGGCGGCAGATTTTCCGAAGTAGGGACAAGGAACTTATCCATGTCTCCATGTGAATTTTATGATGGATTGAATGAATTTCCAATCACAATAAAGAACACGAGCACTGGCGACACTTTTGACGCTTACTACGGCAGCTTTACAAAGATTGCGGCTCAAACGCAATGGGATAACCAAAATTATGATAACGCAGGAACATTGACAGCGTTATCTGCAAACAGATATGGAGTGCATTGGCTCTATATCGAGATGGATGATTCATTCGCGCTTGTTTACGGACAAGGAAATTACACTACAATTTCAGACGCTGAGGCTGCTCTTCCTCCTGCATCATTGCCGCTTCGCCTATCACTCGGATCGAGGCTTGCCGCAAAGCTGATATTCCAGAAAGGCGCAGCTTCGGCAATCCAGATTGAGAGTGCGTTTGATACGCAGTTCCAGAGCGGGATGCCTGCGTCCCATAGCGACTTGACCAACATCCTCGGCAACGGCCCCTACCACCTTAGCGAAGCCGAGCGCGACGTAGTTGCTCTGTATCGAGGCAGCGGCACGACATCAAGCCGCAACGCGCTGACAGGGCTTGCAGTAGGCCAGACTTGGTACAACACAGACAGGTCAACGGTAGAGACGTATAATGGTACTGTATGGCTCTCGCCCGGCGTTTGTCAAATGACAAACCGCGCAGCGGTGGCGTTGACTGAAGGAATGACAGTAAAGCTCAACGAGAGCTTTAGCTCTGCCGTAACGCGCAGCACTGAGTTTAACGAGCCGATCTTCGGGATTGTCGTTGACGGCGGCTCGGATGGCGCAGAAGTCACTGTCACTGTTAGCGGTGTTTGGAACGTACTGGTATTAGGCTCTGCTGTTGTAGGGGTTGGTGACTGGCTCGCGACGCACAGCACTGATGGCATTAGCTATGTGGCATATACGGGTCCTTATCCAGCAAACACAGCGCATTCTCAAGCACTCGTCGCTTCATCCGCAGGAGGAAACAGGCTTGTCAAAGCGATGGTCGGCATTAGTCAGCATCACGAGGCGTAAACAAAACGATGGCCTTATAAAATCTGTTTGAAATCATGCCCTATATAATCCCAAACACCACAGCAGCCCCCCCCCCCCCAGACCGTTTCCGCCGCCCCCTCGCTGGGGCGGCATGGTGAAAAGATGGAAAAATCGAGAAAAAGAGAAGCATTTGAAGCGATTGCGTTGGTGGCTTGGACAATGTTTTTCGGCGGCGCGGGCATTGTTTTGGAGCGTTATCATACCAACGGAGAGTTGGCCACCGCAGCCGCAGCACTGTCTGTCGTCAAGAGCGAGGCTGAGATCAGCAAAATCGACCTTGTCGCCGCGCAGGAAGGGCGTGAGGCCGCAAGGTGGCGGATGATGGAATCGGAGCAGCTCTGATTTTCAATGAAAAAACGAGGAAATAAATGTCATTCATAGTTCGACCGCTTTCAACACCTGCCCCGCAGGTTGTCACTGGAACATATTCCGTGCTTTCAGGCTCCGATGTAATTATCGAGGCCACGGGAAATGCAACAGGTAAACTCAAACTGAAATACAACTTCAGTTTTGCGTGTCCAGCCGCCGAATCAGGTGCTGTGATGTGCAAGCTACAATACAGCTTGCAACCTTCTGGCCTTGCGGCGAGCTGGCAGACGTTATCAACAGCTAACTGCCCTGTTAAAATAACAGCAGGCCAACCTTTTCGTGCCGATATTGGCGGGCCGCATACGCTTCTAAGCGGCATTCCCGCTGGATATGAGCTGCAATACCGAGTAATGATCGCGCTTGGAGCTGACAGCGGCCCGGTTACGGTTTATGACAGTTCATCGTCTCCATCGTTTCACATTGACGTTGCGCAGGGAGAAAGCAACATCGGCGTGATCAAGATTTACGCCCTCACTGCCGTAGGCGTATCTGCCGAAGCATGGGGTGGCGTGGCTATTTTAATGAAAGCCGATGCAGCGGTAGGGGTTTCCGCTGAAGCGTTTGGTGGCGTGGCAACCTTGACGAGAGCTGATGCCGCGGTTGGTATTTCCGCTGAGGTTTTCACAGACCATACTGACCCGATCAGAATCAAGCCGCCGCAGGTCACGGAGCCTGTCGTTCAGGCTCTTAAAGCTGATTGGAAGGCTATTAGCGGGACAACTATCTTGATTGAGGAAAGGGTTGCTGGGTGGCTTCCTCATTACGCTGCGCTCTCGTTTCATGTGCCATGCAAAGCAACAGGGACAAGCGGAGGCGAAGCAGATTTCAAGGTTATGCGCTCGGTTGACGATGGCGCGTGGGTTGATGTTATTCTGGCTGTTGATTCTTGGAGCGGTACCGAGGGGGTAGCGGTGCTTGAGTGGACGATAGACCAGACAGCAGGAATCGCAGCAAACACATCTGTGCGTTATCGCTTGTACGGAAGATTTGCAGCGGCAGGACATGAGGTGGAAGTCAACAGCACCGGGAAGCCCGGCGCAACATACAAACCGGACTTTGAGGTATAAAAATGGCTACAAGGAACCAGTCAGACGCAATCCGTCAAGAGCTTAACGGAACTTGGCAGCAGATCAGCGGCGCGTTCAACTTCTCATACACTTCGATTGCAGGATTTCCAAGGCTGCTGCTGCATCACGGCGGCTGGCTGCGTGTGCTTGCTGCTTCCGGTTCAATTCTTTGGCTGAAGCCGGAATATCAAGTTGACGGCGGAACATGGGCTGACTCCGGCTCTGGCCCTGATGGACTTAAGCTGACATTCCCTGACGGCAAAGATGGTCTTGTTCCTTTGCAATGCAATCGCCCGTGCTTCCCGACAGCTTATCCAGCCGGAACAGTGATCAATACGCGAGTAATGGCAAAATGCAGCGGATCTGTTGTTCTGTGTGACAGTCTGCTTGTTCCGCAGGCCGAAGCTGTCAAAACGTGGATGCAAAGCGATTCCTATCAATGGAACGAGGCTGAGGATGACCCTGCTGGATTGGCAATCCTAAAAATAGGCTCTCCTGCGGGAACCGGGGCTGCATGGACTGCATCAAATACTAACGTTCAGCTTGTTCCTTTATCTGGAAACAGATTCGCATGGCACAGCAGGAATTCTGATGTTGGAAGGACAAAGACTGATACAGTTGTCGGGCAGGTTGATTCAGCAGGCGGCTTCTCTTTCGGAGCTATTTCAGTCCAAGACAACCACGCATCGTCATCATTGTCTTCAAATACCTACTGCGTAGTTCCAATTGGGAACGGTAAGTTTGCAAGATACAGGACAAATCCAACGTCTTTTGATATCTACGACTGTGGGTCGTCAGGACTCGTTCCAAGCCTTGCGGCTACGGCGCAAGGGTCTGTTTCGACTTTAAGCTATGGCTGCAAAGACTCTTTAATGTGTGACGAATCGCATTTAGCTTTATTGCCTGACTACTTAGGGTCATTCCCTGGTTACTATAACGTTCTGTATATATATAGCATCAATAACGTGTCGAATGCTGTTGGGGCTGAATTTGTAACCAATAGCATTTGGAGCGATACTGGACGTGTACTTTATGGAACTCCTGCTCCTTTCGCAGGATGTAGCGCGAGTGGCGGCTTTCTTGTGTCAGGAGCGACGGCTGTTAATGGGGCAAGTGTTGAGATGTCTATATCTTATGTAAACAAGACATCAGGCTCCGCAAGTAAGTTTACGTGTGCAGACGCGACTGGAAAGCCAATCGCAATTCATTGTCAACCAGACGGTAAGTTTGCGATTGCTTATATAATCCCAACAGGAGCAGTAAGGGTTCGCTGTGGGGTTCTCGCTGGATCGTCAATAACATTTGGCGGATATTTTGATTATGCAGATGGGTCAATTTTAATGACCGACTCGTTTCACGAAGCAAGTATCAAATCTGACAACGCAGGTGAATTTGTTTTATGCTTACAGGACAGAACGAGCAATACAACTCAATGTATTGCGTTTAGCACTGATGGTTCAACCGTTTCTTGCGCAGATACAACAGGAATATCTTACACTAAAGGTTCTGTTGTTATGACGCTAATTAGCACCGGGTTCGCTGGCAAATATGTCTTTGGAAATTACGGCGCATCTGGAAGTACAGATTTTCCAGATGCAAGCGAGCGTTATACGTCAATGATAGAAGTAGCTGATTTATAATGAGCAACTTCACAGACTTCCTCCTGTCCGCCGCAGATTCAGCGGAAAAGCATGTGGCCGAAGTGCATCAAGCTGGAGCAATGGCCGGGCATCAAGCTGTTGTTGACAGCAGCAGGGTATGGTCGGGCCACATGCGCGGCGGGCATAAGATGACCATAGGCGAACCGCCTTCCGGGTCAAACCCCCGTCCGGCAGGGGCGCAGAAGGGTGAGTTCGGATACCCTGATCTGCCTGTTGACGTTATTGAGCAAATCAAGGCTGGCGACACATCAACGACGTACACAAACGTGCCGTATGCGCCGGGCTGGGAAGTGAAGCAGCCGATGTATGAGCCAGGGAGGATTGCCGCTGAAGATGCGATAGAACGGAAAATGAAGGAGGGAGCGTATGAGTGACTTCGAGCTGATTGAAGACGCGGCTATAAAAGCTGCAAAGGAGCTGCTGGCTGGCTGGCCGACAGGTGAGGTTCCGATTAAATGGAAAAACGAGCTTGATTGGCAAAGCGGGAGTGCGAGATGCAGGGAAAGCGGCGTTCCGTGGATAGAAGCTGAGAACATTCAGGCCACAGCAACGCAGGCTGCAATTTACTCAAGCAAGCAGTCTGCAAAAGGATTCGTCAGGTTCGCTATCAATGTGCAACATGGAACAGGAGACGGCGTATTGAGAACGATAATGAATGACTTTAACAAGAGGTTCGTCGGCAAGGCTGTTGGAAACATATATTTCCTTACATCTCACCCGCGACCATCTGAAAGCGAAGCTGAGTATTTTGTCAAGAATTTTGACGTGAACTACGAATACATTTAAGGAGACGGCTATGGCTGTTGCGGTAACAAGGGGCGCGAATACCAAGATATATTTCGCAAAAATGGAGCCGGGCGACCCGTATGATGTCGTACCGGCAGGCAAGCAGTTCGTCTTTTGCAGCACGGGAACTGCCGAAGCGTTCACGCTGGACGCGAAGCCAATACTGACAGAAAGTAAACGGCAGGCTAAGGACGGCGGAAAGGGCGTTGCATCTGTGTCTGGCTGGACACGTGAAGGCTCGTGGACGCTTGATTTTGCGCCATATTCAATTGCCGAGGATTGGATTTGGCAGTCGGTATTCCGTATGGGCAAGAAGCTGGTAAACATTACAGGGGCTGTCTATACGGCGGCAACAGGCACGATCAGCTTTGCGGCGGCATCCGAAAAACCAGTCGTAGCCGAAGCTCAGTCTGTTAATTTCCAGTCGGCAAGCGTTGCATGGCACGGGATTCCACGAATCATGGTGCCGACCGCTACTATCAACGTTTACAAGCTGTATCCGGCTCCGGCTGCTGACTACACTTTCATTGCCGGAACTCCAGTTCCATCGCTGATTCAGGGTGGAGTGCAATATCTTAACGCAAGTATGATCGACCCGTTTGAGATTGTGTCTGAAAAATGGAGAGAGAAAGCAGGCGTTGCAGGCACAAGCATTGAAGGTGCCGTTATTGACAAAACGGCTGGCACTATTGACTTCACTGGGGTTGACGACGCAGCCCGTCCTTGGGGTATTCGCAATTACAGGCCATACTGGATAAATGGAGCTGCAATCACAGTTGGCCCGCCTGCAACAAACAATAATGGGTATTATTACCTGACAGAGACAGCTACGGCTGGCATTTACACAATGTCCCCGCCGCCACAGGCCAATGAAACTCTGCCTGCAACAGCTAAGCTGCATGGAGATGTTTTTGCCGACCTTCAAACACCATTCGAGATGTACGTCATGGTTCACGACGAAAATCTCAATGTTAGGAAATACTTGACCGGTGTGCAGGTTGTGTCTGTTGACCTCAAGAAAGCTCTGAAAACCACAGAGCCAATGGCGTTTAACTACCGCTGGACTTACGAAATCACCAAGGAGAACGGAGACACCTTCGGTGAGGTGCTGATCGGCAAGGAGAAAGAGTATGAAGCATTTGTGACCGGCTTTGACCCGCTCGATTCGACACGCCGCAGTGATGGAATGCTTGTTATTAACAGCGGAGACAGCACTGCAAGCTGCACACTGATCAGCTTCGGCGTTACAGTGACAAGAACCATTGAAGAGGATAACGCGATTTACAAAGAGGCCGCTTGCGGATACAGCGACACTGACATTGCGGCTGCGGTTGCGCTTGAGGCTCGAAGGAGTGATTTGCTTTGGGAAACATGGATGGAAGAAAGAACCAAAGTTCCAATCCTCTGCACAACACGCAACATGCCTGGCGACAGTATATTCTACGGCATCTCTTTGCCGCAGGTGTCCACAAACGGCGCAGACACTCCAATTAAGATCGGAGCTTGCACAACCACAGTCACCGCTGTGGGTGAATGCGTTGAGCCGACCAACATTCGCTGCGAGCTGCATCGCGTTCGCGGGTACGTCCCGGCATAAGCATGGAAGCACTCCGCCTTATAGTCCAAAGCGACCCGACAGGCGAACTGGCGAAATTCCGCCGTTCTCTTTCAGAAACTGTCAAGCCTGTTCAACTGCTTGAGGGGTCGCTCCATCTTGTCAATGCGGAGTTAGGAACGCTCACTGGAAGGCTGGCGGCATCCGCTGCCGCGGTGTCTTCCAGTGGCCTTTCTGCTCTCTCTGGAATCGCCAAGGACTCTGCCGACGCGATTTTGAAACAAGCGCAGGCAGAGCGGGAGCTGGCACAGGCGGCAAGAGAGAGCGAAGCGGCAAGAAAGCTGTCGTTGGCCGCTGATAAAGAGGCTTCCGCTGCGGTCGTTGAGCATCAGCGGGCAGTTCAGGCTGATCTTGCGTCGAGCCGTGAAGCCGTCAAACTAACAAAAGATAGAGCAGATGCGGCAAGGGCGGAAATATCTCTGCAAAGGGAAGCGGCTGCGCAGCTCAGGGATAAATACAAGGACGAAATAGCTGCGGCAAACGCAGCAAAGGCTAAATCTTCCGCAGAGAAAGAAGGGTACGCAGCAGCACGTGAACTGGCGGCTGCTGAGAGAGAATTGGCCACCGCTGAGAAAGAACGGGCTGCGGCGGCTAGTATTTTGAAACTTGCTGAAGGTCAGTTGTTGCAAGATCAGGCAAACGCAAGATCAATCAACGACAAAACAAAAATACTTGAAGAAACGGAAGCAATCAAAGCTAAAACCAAGGCAGAGATAGACCTGAAGAATGCTCAAGCAAAAATAGATGACACTGCAAAGAAAACCGACATATCAAATGAGATAGCCCAGTTACAGGCAAAAAAAGACTTAGAAGTGCAGGAGCAACTCGCTCTGGTTGCGATCAATCTTGAGAGGGAGAGGGCGATTCAGCTTGTTGCGCAAGAGAAGGCAGCTACGGCTGGCATTATCAGGGTTACGGACGCTGCCGCTATCAAGGAGGAGGCGGCAGCGAAAATAGAAAGTGCAAGAGCTGCCGAAGAAGAAGCAAAGAAGGATGAGCTTGCGGCCACGGCTAAAGATCGTCTTGCAATAAGTGCAAACAAGGCAGCGAAAAGCCAGCTCGATCTTGAGCAGGCTGCAATTAGGCTGAATAAGGCAAAAGAGCAGGAAGCCGCCCGTGCTGCAAAGCAGTTGACAGATGCGGACAGATTTGTCCAGTCTCTTGACAAGGAAATACTTTCGCTACGCAACCAGATAGCTGTAATTGATCTCGGAGAGGCTGGATTCAAGCGGTATGAGGCTGCTGTTTCAGGCGCAGGCTCGGCGGCTGAGTCGCAAATAAATGAATGGGAGAAGCTGAAAAACAAGCTGCAAGAACTGAAACAAGCACAGGAAGATCAAGCAAGAAAATTAGCCGAGGAAAAATCTGCCCGTGATGGACTGCTGTCTGGTATCCGGCAAGAAATTACTGCACTGAACGAGGAAAAGATAGCTGTTGAGCAAGGCGCAGCAGCTCTGTTGACACACAAGGCCGCTGCTCTTGGGTTGACTAATGAAGTGAAGCCGCTGGCCGCAGAGCTGTTGCAGCTTCAGCAGGCTTTGAAACAATCTCAAGCCGACAAGGCTGCCCGTGACTATCAAGCCTTCGCCGCAGCCATGCCAGTAGCGGCAGAAGGTGTAAAAAAGGTTGAGGCTGAGCTTGCTGGTATAGCTGGCAAAGCAGATAAAGGCGGCGCAGCTTTGAGTAGAATGGTCATTGCAAAACAGTCAATGGAGCTGCTGCGGCTTGAAGCTGTATCGCTTGAAAAACAGCTTGAGTTGTTACCAAAAGGCTCCAATGAGGCGCGGGCTGCATTGACGCGACTGGCGCAGATTGAGCTGGCCAGCGGAAAGCTGTCTGGCGAGATCAGCAAGATTAGCAATTCACTGTCTGGCGTAAAGGAGCAAAAAAGCGGGATTGACGGCGTTTCGCAAAGTATCTCTCAGCTTGTTTCTGGCGTTGGAATGCTTGTTTCTGCTGTTGGCGGGCTGTCAATTTTCAAGAAAGGAATAGGAGAAGCGTTTGAATTTAACAAAACGATAGAGTCCTCGCAGATAGGTGTCGCCGCTCTGATCAGAACTTTCGACAAGTCATTGCCGGAAGGTGCCGATAGGATGGCTAAGTCAATGAAAATGGCAAGCGAGGTTCAGGGCCAGCTTCAGATTGAAAACATGAAGACCATAGCCACTTACGATCAGCTACTAAGAGCATTTCAAGAGGGTGCTGGCCCCGCTCTTGCCGCAGGATTCTCCACTGATCAAGTTGTAAAATTCTCCTCTGCGATTGCAAAAACAGCAGGTGTTTTGCGGCAGCCTCTTGACCAGATTGGGCAAGAAATGCGGACAATAATGGAAGGAGTTATTGACAAAAACGCACGTATCGGGAAAACGCTTAAACTTACAAACGAAACAATAAAAGAATGGCAGGCCCAGGGGCCAGACTTTTTCTTTGCAAAGTTAATGAACGCGATGAAAGAGTTCGCGTTAGCTGGCGAAGGAATGGCTAACTCTTTTGAAGGTGCTTTTTCAAACTTGAAGGATATTGTCCAGAAAGCACTTGGAGAAGGGCTTGAAGGTGTTTTCTCTGGAACAACGCAAGGCATTATAAAACTTCAGAAAGCACTGGTTACTATAGATGAGAAAACGGCAGAATTCAAATTCAAAGACGAAATAACAAATGCGCTCAGGGAAGTTGATGCTGAAATATCAGGCTTCATATCGTCGATAACAGCTCAAGATTTGTCTGGATACATAAAGACTGCCGCAAACACAGGCAAGGCCGTCCTTGAATCTCTGGTCGAGATCGGAAAGGCGGGGAAATTCATCGTTGACAACCTTGGCCCGGCATTCCCGGTGCTTGCAAAAGCTGGATTCTGGATAGCTACCATAGGTGGCCCTGCGCTTACGGCGGCTGGAAGTCTTGGCATATTCAAGCTGGCGCTGAAAGGCTTTGGCAAGGAAGGCGCAAAAGAGGCTGCGGAAGAGACTGCAAAACTTGGAATATCTTTTTCTAGCCTATTGACAAAATCATTTACTCTAAAAGAAGCCATCGGAGGAATCAAGGAGTCTGTCACCTCAGTTGCAGCTTCTATGGTTGCAGGCGCAGGAAGAGCTTCGGAGTTGGCACTTGCTTACGGGTCATCTGCTATCGGGCTTGGAATCTTTGCAGCTGGAGCTTATGCAGTCATTGACGCATCAGAAAAGATGCTGAAGGCCCAAGATGAAGAACTTGCCGCCCAGAAACGTAATAGCGACATGCACAGTAAAGAGGTATCCAATTATGAAAAAATAAAGCAAGAAACAGGCATTGTAGTAAGTAATTACAAGGACATGCAATCTGAGTTTAAAAAATATGGAGTAACCATTGATAGCGTATCAGGAAAGTATGTAACTGCCGCAAAAGCAACCGAGCTTTCTGCCCAACGAGAAAGGGAAGCTGTAGAGAAAACAGAGCAGGCTCACAAGGATAATCAAAAAGTAATAGATGAATACAAGCAAGGCAAGATCAGGCTGTTTGAAATCGGCACTGAAATAAACAAAACAAAGGAGATTGTCAAGGCCTTCGGTCCGTCAACTGACATTGGAAGGGCAGCTCTTGAGAAATTCACACAGCTTGATTTCGAGAAAGGAAAACTTGGAGATAGCCTTAAAAAAACAGAGGAGAAACTTGAAAAAGCTGGAATAACATCAGAAGAAATGGCGAGATACGCAGAGCAGGCTGGGCTTTCGGCGGAAGCAGCCTCCACCGGCGTTTCCAGCCTCGGCAAGAGCGCGTCCGAAGTGTCCGCCGCAGGTGTGAACAATCTAAATACCGGTCTCGATCAAACAAAAATTAAGGCTGGCGAAGCGAATTCAGCTCTCGCCAGCATGGCGGGTGCAAAAACACCTTCTGCCCCCACCGGCGGAGCGGTAGTATTTGCCGGGACTGCCGACATTGACATTGAGCCGTACAGGAGAAAGGCGGATGAGTTGCGATCAATGGCGGCTTCACTTGATGAAGCTATTTCAGGGAAGTCAAATGTAACATCTTCTGAGTTTAGCGCATTGGTTGGTCAGTTATCTGAGGTGCAGCGGGAGTATAAAAAAGCCCAAGCTGAACTTGAAAAACAGCAGGGTCTTAATAGTCTCAACGGGAAGTTAAGAGAGACGCGCTCTGAGTTATCGCAAACCCGCCAAGTTTTATCCGATGGCAAGCTGGTGATAGATTTTGACCCCACTGCCACATCTGCACTGCAAGGGCAGGTGCAGGCATTAAATGATGCCAAGCTCGCTGCCGGGGCTATGGGCGAAGGTTTTGAGTACGCCAACGGCGTTTTGGTAAACGCCAGCCCCGCCGCTCAGGCTGCAAAGTCAGCATACGACAGCCTGCGTGACAGCAGCGGCAACATCAAAACTGAATGGAAAGAGATTGGTGGGGTCTGGAAAGAAGTGCTTCCAAACGGAAAAGTCCTGCTCGATGAAGTTGATGCCAAAGCGAAAGCCAGCCTTAGCTCTGCTGGGCAGCTTGGCCCGGCGATTTCCGAAGGCATGAACGGGGCTGCCGGAGCTATCAAGGGGGCCACGGAAGAGGCGGACAAGCTGGCATCCGCTGCCGGTTCAGCTAAGTTTGACGAGCTTATATCTTCGATGGCTGGGCTTGATCAGGTGCGTGAAAAGATAAAGCTTACCGAAACGCAAGCCAAGCTGCTTGGCATCGAAACGGCGGCTGGCAAGCAGAAAATGATGGAGATGTTCAGCCTGCAAGGCGCAGAGACAGTATTGCAGGACAAGGTCAAGGAGCTGCATGATGGAATCTATAATGCAGGAAAAGAAGCCGAAGATGCCGCAAAAAAGATCAAGAGCCTTGGCGAGGAAGTAAAGCAAGCTGCCGGTAATTTTAATCAGCTTGAATCGCTTAAAGGATTTGGCAATATTGTTTCAGGGCTGAAGGAGGGGGCAGCTTCGGTGGCAAACAGTGCCGCTGAAGCAAGCATCACAAAGCTGACGCAGACGATGGCTGTATCCAAAGCCCTCAAGGACGAAATTAGCAGCCTTGAGAAATACATCGAAGCGGTAGGCCCGGCCTCAGCAGAAGGACAGGCAGCCCTTGCTAAACTGATAACAGCGCAAGGGCTTGAGAGCGAAGCGCAGAGGAAAGTTTCCGAGCTTAAAGCAGAGGTAGAGTCTCTTGCAACTGTCATCAGTTCAACAGCAGACTTGAAGCTGCTGTCAGCCGCAGAAGGAACGAAAGACATCATGAGCCAGATTAACAGCGAGGTTTCCGCGATAGCTGGCAGCATCTCTGATTCTTCGGTTGAAAAACTTGCATCAGCTATGTCCGTGGCGGATGCGCTTAAAAAACAAGTCGATTCGCTGAAAAAATACATAGATGATGTAGGGGCATCATCGGAAGAAGGAAGGAAGGCTCTGAAGCAGCTCCTTGAGGCTGAAGGAGCGAGCGATATTGCGCAAAAGAAACTTGAGGCGTTGCGTAATGAGGCGAAAGGGTTTACCGAGGAAGTTAATAAGATAAAAGAGTTTGGAAAAATAGAAACTGGAACATTTACTTCCACCTCAAAATCTCCGCAGTCTATGTCGGACGCTGAACTCGACAAGACGATAGAGTCAAATTTAGCAATAAAACGAGTACTTGAGTCTCAAGATAACGTTTCCGCTAAATTAGTTGGCCCGCAGGGGGACGCTTACGCAGATGAAAAGTTCAAAAGATTAATGGATAAACTGATTGCACGCACAGAAGAATCGACAAGGCTCATGCGGCGAGGCACCACAGCAACTGCATCTGCTGGCGGAACTGAATCCGGCAGAGCGTCGACAACTGCATCTACGACAGCAGGGCAACAGGTCTCTGTGCAGCCTGCGCAGGTGACAAATATTACATATAACAACTACGCCGTGCCTGTGGACGCACGGACAGAAAAGCAAAGCAATAGGCGGAGGGCGCAGGCGTGAGCATTCTTGAGAAAGACGGGTACGTAGTTGATCTTGGAACTGAAGATTTTGATTCCGGCAGCCCTGATATTGCTATGGTTCAAACTATCCAATACACATCAGGAGCGAACCGTACAGCAAGCGACACGCATACCGTGACATGGCCTAAATCCTACACAAGATATGAGGTGAAATTCAGCGAGATAACGGCAGCTCAGTTCGCAGCATTTAAGTACCTATTTGAAACGCTTACAATTGGATATAAAAACACATGCAATTACACCGACGATGAAGGTGTCACGCTGGCAATAAGAATAGACGGAACGCCGGATGTGAAGCATCTTGGCAAGAGGATTGTTGCTGGCGGAGTTGGCCTTGTAAACACATATTCGCTTTCCTTTTGGAGAGAGACCTATAATCCATGAGAAACCTGCCTTCAGATTTCATAGCTGCGGTCAACGCCGACGACGCTCCTGTTTCGATGCTCGTTTTAAAACTGGAAAGCGGGGATGTCAAGTTTTCAGACGGTCTTTATGGCGAAGGGCTGCCATACATCGAAAACATCAGCGAAGAGCAGGACGGCGGCAGCTTTGAAAACTACTTGAGCAGGGGAAACCTTGAAACATGCAAGCTATCTGTAACGCTGATTTATTCCGACCTGTCTCGATCAACCATCCATAGCGTAATATCTGAGCTGCAATCAATGTCAGCAGATAATTTACGATGTAGGGCCGAATTGTGGAAGAAATTTGTTGACATAGATGGGAACGACACATGCGCTCCCCTGCTTTGGAATGTGTATGCTGTACAGGACAATTCTGAAAATTTTGCTTGCCGCGAAGATCAAATGCTTTTTCCGCTTGAGCTGATCACGCTTCCAGGCAGCGAAAATCAGAAACTTTCGATCACGAACGACCCGGAAAAATCTTACGATTATGTAATAGGCAAAGCTGAAGGGCTGTCGTTGCAGTTGATGGAAGAAGAATCAAGCAAGTGGACAGAGCTGATCGGCGACGAAGACGGCAACGAGGTTACGGCGGAATACACGGGCTTGATCAGAGTTAAGGATGCGTCAAAACTGCGTTTAGGCTACCATTTGATCAATGGGGAGTACGTTTATCTGTCGAGGGCCAGTGCGGGCTATATGCGCCTTTCACAACGCGGAAGCAGTCTTACTGAGCCGCAAAAACACAGCAGTGGCAGCAGAATATTCCCGTCTGGCGCGGTATTTAAATACGCGGTTTGCTTGCCAGTGGGAAGTTTCGACAAGCTGCGCACAAGCAACGAGATAGACGTTTATGATGATGACGGGGACGGCAACACTACTGAGTACCGCGATCTCTACAGCGGAGGAAACGAAGATTTAAGGCCAGGCTTAAATCCAGCTCAAATATGGTTTGATGACAGGATGCCGTTCCTGTGGAAAGATCAGGAAAACCAGATTGACGATAAGGTTTTTTATGGAACATTTTCTGGGTTCAGCGACGCAACTATGGTTGAATATTCTATTGATGTTAATGTAGAAAATGGAAAACCAAGGATAAAAATACCATTCCAGGCTTTCAGTCTTCCTTCAACAGATATATGGTACAGGGACACAACAATCCCCGTACCGGCCATGCCCAGTGAAAGCTCTTATGGTGCAAGTCAGAATATAATTGACAACACTGGATATTTCAGTGTTTCACAACAGACTGGCGAGTACGACGGAACCGATTACGAAGGGTGCAGCTTGACATCGACTGCGTACCGCGAGTTTAGGATTAACGGTACTTGCCCTGCTGGAGAAATCGGGTGGACAATTGCCGCCCCAGATTTGCCTGAAGATGAAGGTTTTTTTGCATACGCTCCTCCTCACTATTGGGCGATAGTGCTGCAATCCGTTGTAACATCAAATATGGATTTCAGTATAAGGATAAGCCAAGTAGATCAATATGGAAACGAGGGGACGATTCTGTCTTCGACATTCCTTGGAAAGGTTTTAGGAGGAGAGTTCGTACATACTTGCAACTACACAAACAGCAACGTACTTTCCGGTTTTAACATAAATTCATACAACAGAAGGATAAAAATAGCCCTAACATGCCTCGACAAGGGCGCAGACAGTAATTCTTACGCATTTGTCAGGATTGGTGGGAGAAGCGCATATTCAGACAAGATACACTATGGAATGGCTATGTTTTGGAGATATTATGACAATGCTCCATCAGCGTGGCTGTCAAGCATATTCGGAAAAAACCTTAGCAGTCGAGGTGTTTTTATCTCGGCCAAGGCTAAAATAAAAGGTAAAATAAAAAATACCAATGACTTCTCGACAGGAACGCTGAAAATTTTAGATGGAGCTACGGAAAAATATTCAACGTCTGTAACGGACGGGTCTGAAATAGATACGACCATAGAGCTTTCCGCTGCAACATGGGGAGACCTGTCAAGCACAACTGTAAAAGTTGTCATGCAGCTTGACTACCTTGGAAAAGTAGAGGGCGATGCGTGGAAGGGCGTTCCGAGAATAGCTGGCGAGGCTGGATTCGACTTCGACGGCGGAATCCAATGGCTCTTGACATACACAAGCACCACGCTTGACGGCTTGCAAGTAAACTACGCAGATACGCTTTATGTTGACGCTGTTTCAACGCGCGGGGCAGACTGGACACCTGCGCGGGCTGTGCAATATCTTGCCGCTGATCACACTTCATGGGCCGGATTGATTGACACAGACAGCTTTGGCGCAAGGCACGATGAATTCGCTGCCGCTGGGCATTTCCTCAACGGCACTATCTCTGGCAGTTCAGGCTCTCAGGATGCGATAAGGACTGTTCTCAAAGAAGGATTGGCTGGTTTGAATTACCCGCTCGGCAAAATAACGATGTACTCATACTTGACCGATCTTGCGACTACCGTGCCAGCTAAATCGCTGATGAGTGTCGTGCGGCCTGACCGTGAGTCGTTCCCGAATCGCGGATTCATGCCGTCAGCAAACGAAATGCGATCTAACCGTATGTTTTTTCGATGGAACAAGAACTTGTCAACCGGAAAATATGACGGAAATGTAATAAAATCAGACGGGACGGTGTTTCTAAATGACCAAGTTGTAACCTTTGAACTTGTAAAATCTGACACAATTGGAAATTCCGTTGCAAATTTCTTGTGGAATTTGTGGAAATATGGTTATATTATACAAGATTGTGAGTATCCGGCGGTGGCTTTGGCGATTGAGAAGCATGACATGATCACGAGTTTTTCAATGTCTGATGATGACGAAACAAAGAACTTCATCGCAGTTTCGTGTTCTCAAACGCATGAGTCGGCAAAGGCGAGGCGCGGGCTTTCCGCTAAAATAATAATGATCAAGAGGTGATAGATGAGTACAGAGACGCAAAAAGGTTCTATCAAAATGGCGGCAGGCCACGAAGGTGTTGGTCGTGGGGGAAGCCAGATTGAGATCGCTCCGGGTGTTTTCGGGGACATCGAAGAGCTGAAAAGATCGGTAGAAGCGGCAGAGGCAACGGGGGCGAGAGCTATCTTTTTCCCTGAAGCTGAAGCCAAGGTATCATTCACAATGCCTAACGGCGAGAGGGTAGAATAACATGCCAGTTTCAACAGGAGTTGTCCTTGATTTTGAGCTTGCAAAAGCAATGATTAGGGGCGAATTTAACGGGTTCAACAAAATGGAATTCGGAACCTCTGACGCTGCGGTTGCGTTTACATCTCCGCAAGTAATTCAGGGTGCCGCTCCAGCGGGGTATCCGACCATCAACATTAACCCGGCACCGCTTGACATTGCTTCAGATATTGACGGTTGGCCCGGAGTTGAGTATTCTGGAATTGACACGACAACAATTACGGCAGACCCGATTGACATGAAAGAGACGGTGTTCTCTAATACTGGAGCTGCAACAAGGCACAATGCAAGAGCCTTGTTTGCTTTGTACAATATTCCCGCCGGGGCAAGCGGGCTTGCAGGTGCTATTCGGCTCTATGGGCGCGGGATCGCTCTCCCGTAGTCAAGAAAATAAAACATCCAGCTCTGAAACATGAGTTGGAAAGGAGGATTTGAAATGCTTAATGAAGCGGTTAAAAAGCTAAAAGCGTGGATTGTACGTGAAAATGTCGATTCTTTTACTCTCTTGCTGTCGAAATATTCTAGAGAGATTGATGATTTAGCAATCTCTCTAGAATCAAGAATCAAGCAGCTCGAAGCTGCTGAGAAGTCGCGTAAAGACGCGCTCGAATCAATGGTTTCCATCGAAGGGGTTGAGGTAGATACATTGGTATGCGATGACTGCGTTTCGATGCGGCTTGAGATGAATGCGCTGCGGAGTGCTGCTGACGAAATGAAAGCACGGCTTGATGCTCTTGAGACTGCCGGGAAGGGCGGCGTAGATTACAAACCAAAGCGCGGGAGGAGAAAAAGCGATGCGAAAGAACTGGTTGCCTGAAATTGCTGCGCTGCTTGCCGTTGCTGCCATTGCTGGCCTTGCTGTAAACTACACAAACAGCAGCGATGTTGAGTCAGCGCAAAGCAGAGAGGCTGCCTGCGTTTCAGGCGCAAGGTCGATGCAGATAGAGCTTGATCAGGCCAAGAAAAGCCTTCAGGTCGTTAGTGAAGAGAAAGTCGCAGCAGAGCACAGGTTGATCGAAGCGGAAAGCCACACGCTGGAGCTGAAAAGACAGCTCGACGACATGCAGGCTGTAAAAGATACGCTCGGTGAAATAGTTGACGCAGTGAAGAAAAGCAACAAAAAGGCCAAGGCTCAAAAGTTGCTGCCTTCAACTCGCCCTGTCCCGCAGCATGAGAAAGCAGTGCCAATTCCAGCCGAGCCTGAACCGGAAAAGGAAGGCGAGACAACGGCTGCTGGTTATGCAGAAAGAATGGTTGAGTCTCTGAACAAGGTGCGCAGGGAGCACCTTGTGGGGCCGGTCACGTGGTCAAACGAACTCTCTGAAGCGGCAGGCGTGTGGGGACGGGAGCTGATCAAGAATGGCTGCACTTTGAAGCATGACCCAGCAACGAAGCATGGAGAGAATCTGGCAAAGGGTCGCAGCACACCTGAAGCTGCGGTAGCGGCGTGGGCTGAAGAAGAAAAGGACTATGACTACAGCAGCAACACCTGCGCCGATGGCAAGGTTTGCGGTCACTACACGCAGGTTGTCTGGGAAAACACTACCGAGGTGGGCTGCCAGCAGTATGATTGCCCCACCGACAAGCAGCCGGTGCTTGTATGTAGGTTTTTTCCTGCTGGTAATTTCATTGGCGAAAAACCTTACTGAAGGATAAATATGCTTATTGATAAGATGTATGGTCAAGAACGGATTGAAAGTATCCGAAAATATCTTGATTACCTTGAAAATCACTTGGAAAATGTCCGTCTTGCATTTGATCAAGTTAGCAAGGCTTGCAGTGAAATGTGGTGGATTAAGGATGATGTATCTTGGCATACGTTGCGTCAAGACGTGTGTGAGCACGACATATCTAAATTCAGTGCTGATGAATTTATTCAGTACGTAGAGGCATTCTATCCAGACAGGCATGTGGATGAACAAAAAGCCAGGGCATCCCTTGCTGCTGCGTGGGAGCATCACAAGGCCAACAATCTCCATCATCACGAATCAGCAACTTGCGATCTTGACCTTGTCCATATGGTAATCGACTGGACAGCGATGGGGTATAAATTCGGAGACACAGCCGAGCTTTTCTATCGTAAACACGCAGCAGAGATGAATTTTAGTGATGCACAGGTGGATTTCTTGAATGAAATTTTCACCTGTATCGCAAAGCGCACAGCAGAGATGACTAAAGTGAAGGATTGAGACCGTGAAGGAATTAGTTGATAAACTGCTTGCCGAGCAGGATGAATTGATCGGAAAGACGAAAAAGCTGAAGTCTTTTATCGGCACTGATGTTTACGAAAAAACGCTTTCTGGTAAGCATAAAATCCTGCTGCGTAAACAGCTTGAAGCAATGCTTGCCTATCGAGATGTACTTGACGAAAGAATCGAAGACCTGGAGGGGTTATGAAACGTATCAAGAGTGCAGGTTGTCTGCAAATCGGTATAGCCTTGGCAGTCGTGCTGCTTCTCTCTGCCTGCGCTGCTGAAAAACGTGCGCCGCAAAACCACACGCTGCCTGACGACACGGTGTATATTGCGGAAAGCAAGGTTGCCGAGATGAAAATAACCGCCCCGGCAGAGTTAGGGTTCATGGTGAAAGGTGCCTGTGCTGGGGCTGCCTGCGGATTACTTGCTCAGGTTGAAGTCAAGCCTGTTCCTGCTGTTGCTCAATGCTCCTTTCCTGCCGACAAGCCCGCACCTGAACCTGCTGTTGATCGACAGGCCGGAGCTACGCCCGCTGCTGATGGTAACGATAACGTGGACAATGTGAAGCAGGAAGAGAAGGAGTCCTCTCCCGTCGGGGCCTATCGGCAACCGGCCCATCGAGCAGTGCCGGAATATGAAAGGCGTAATAAATGAAGGCAATCGCCCTCCTGCTCATCCTCTTCACCCCTTGCGCGGCATCAGCTTACCCTTCTCTGGCGGTTACTGATGCCGCGCTTGCTTATGGGCAGGGCAGGGGAGAGGGAGCAGCAGACAGGGGATTTGTTGAAGCAGTTGAAGCTATGTCCGCAACTCTGGCTGTAGAATGTTACAAAGATGACAAGATTTGCGCTGAATACGTTTCAAATGTCATCCTATGGCGAAGACTCTTGGCATCCGATACAGCAGGAGTGGAGTTTTCAGTTCGACAGATAGTTGAAACGCCAATGCAGTTCAGTGGCCTGAAGCTGTCACCATTACTGCGTGACCCTGTTGAAATGGCTGTAAGGATGGCCTTTTTCCGCTCGATTGCTGCCGATGCGATAAATGGAGGGCTTGATGGAAAATACCCGCCTATGACGCATTATGCCCGCAAAGAAGCGATGCCTAAAACTGCATGGGGCAGGGCCGCGTTGAAGAAAGAAAAGCTCATCCATTTACGGGACGGTCACGTTTTTGTTGTAGGGCCATTGCCTTTCCGTCAGCCAAAGGGTGCGAGTGATGCAAACAAGCTACTAAGCTGGAACAGGTGCATAGAGCTTAACGGCGATCTGATGGCGGAAATGTTTCCGTCGTGTCAGTCGAAGACATGCAGGATAGCGACGAGGTGATACAGCTTCCAATTAACAAGTAGCCAGAAGCCGTCCACTGTCGAAACTCTTTATTCCACACCCATGATTGGTATGGATATTTAAAATCCCATTCCTTTATCTTTGCTTTCATTTCTTCTTCTGAATCAAAGAAAATAAAAGGGCTTCTGGCTCCAGCGTCAAGCCTGAGAGTCAATCCGGCTACCATCAATTCCCTCCTTCAATATACGGCACCAGCTCTTCTTTTGATTAATCATTACCAGAGCCTTCCAGAACCCCCGCATTTTGCATCATATCTCTTGCTATAGCTGATGCGAAATCTTCAGTGCATGTATCTATCTCTTGTTTCATTCTTTTATAGCTTGGTATCATCAGGCAAACCTGAATCCTGCATTGCGACTTAACTAAGCGAGGGAAAGAATCCCAAGTGAATCCTTCGCCTCTATATTTTACGTTAATCATAGATGAAAAAAAACTACTTACAGTTGCGTAGCAAATAAGCTGTATCTTTATCCGCATGTTTTGAGATAACATCTTCATTGTTCTCTCCCTTGCATTGTGGCCTCAATGTACGGCATCAACTCTTCCCTAAATTCACCTGCAAACTTCCCGGCCAAACACATCTCAGCAGCAGCCTTCGCCTCTACCAACATTCCAGCATTGTGCGCAAGGTGAGCTGCGCTGCGGTACAGGATTGACGTAGTTGGCTCAAGTTCTTCGCGGATTTGGTCTGCATGGTCAGCAGCCCTAATTTCTGCTTCGTAGCTTCTCTGAAAAAGACGCTTTAGGTATTCTCCGTCATCCTTGTCAATTTCACTATCTTTGCTTTTCATGCTGAAGGCTATTTCAGCCGTATCCACAGCCTTGTCATGCAGAAAATAAACGTACTCAGCAAGGTCTTCTTCGCTTATGAATGGCATTCTATTCTCCTTCGCAATATTTATCGTATGCTTCCTGCCCATCTTCTTCCAGTAGAGCGGCAGCCTCTTCTCCTCCTGTCTCTCTGACAATATCCCACAACGCAGAAGAATAGTCGTGGCTATCGGCGAAATAGATAGCGGATACTGCTGCCTTCAATACTTTGCTGCACTTTTCGCACATTTTATTCTCCTCTTGATTGCGGTAATCTCTGCTCAAGCCCAATAAAAACAGACACCTTGTTCGGAATTGCAAGCCGTATTTTTTCGCATATCCACGCCGGAATTACGTGCCACTTTTTCTTTGTTATGATAGCGTAGTTTAGATCAGGATGATAATACCCATATCCGTAAAATAAGCCTGCGCAACAGCGGCTTGAATTCAGAAAGCTATGGTCTTTATACCAAACTTCAGAACCTATGATTTCCTTTACCGTGGCTGGAACTGTAGACTTTTTATTTATTAACCTTCCGTAAAAGCAGGTAACATAAACTTTATCGCCAGCTTTAATCTTAATCATGTTTTATTTTCCTTGCGTAATCGCTTGCAATAGCAGGAATGCAAAACCCATCAGGAGGCAAAGCGTCAACAGGTATGCTGTTAAAATCTAACTCAGCTACGAATGAAACCTTTCCGCTTATATTTATGTCATACACATGCACATTCCCAACATTCAAGCATTCGCGTAACGGAAGATTGCCTTCAGCCAACTGAACCGCTCTGCTTTCGGATATAGGGACATAAAGATACCTTTCGTTGCCACCGTCTTCGTAGTAAATGAAATAGTTTAGATACAAGTCGTTTCCGATTGTAGAAATAAAAAGCAGCGGAAAGTCATACTCCATTAATGTTAGGAATCTCTGCCCGACACTGAAAACGCTTGGGTCTTTTTCCGTGTAATCTTTCCAGTTGAAAACCATAGCGATTCCTAAATTTTTAGTTGTCAAGATAAATAGCTTGCAAGGCTGAAAAATGCCGGTACTTTCCCGGCTGTCAGCATTTTCATCGCCTATCGCTGGCATCTCCCCGATTTCGCCCGTCTGCCATCCGCGCCATCCATTTAGGCGATGGACTCCTTGCAGCTTATTGTAATATGGTCGCTACTCACCATTTTGCGCCTTACATGCACCCGACCTTTTCTGGTAGCGCAGCGGGTTGTTTTTTTTGTTCTAACAAAAACGGCTTGCCTAATTTTTTTATGCCGGTGCGCCGCAACACCGGCCCGGTGCCTAACCGGAATCCCGATCAACCATCAAGATCGGGCGAGAACACACAGGCAGGCAGCATCAGGCATCACTGTGATGAAGCAAAAAAAACGATCAGGCAGGGTTTTAACCTGCACGGCAACATTTAACTTCCTGTCAATTCAGGCGCGTACATTCAAGGCTTTTTTAAAAGCATACGCCTTGCTTGCTCCAAGTCCAAGCAAGGGTTGCTGTCATGTCGTTGCCACGTAACCCACAAACATGCGTCTATCTATTCCGCCACTGATCGAGAACCCTTAAAACAAACTAATAAAATATCTAACCGCCACTGTCCATGCCCACGGAGGAAAGCAGAAGGCCAAGACCCATCCCCACCCATGCGACAATGCTGTTCCAAAAATCCATAATACAACCAGCAGTGCCGTTAGTGGGGAGTTTGTGTTTACTGTAAAACCTACCTGCTTCATAGTTTACCCCCTTGCGCATCCGTAGAACAAATCAACTTCCGCTTGCTTCGTGAAATCATACCGCCCCAAAACCTGCTCTGGAACCTTTTCAACCTTGTATTCACTGATGTATCTGCGGGCGATAGCGTTGTAGCACATATTTTTCAAGCTGCCGGTCAATGCTCCGCGCAGCACCTCCTGAAGCCTCTCTTCAGCGTCGGCCTCAGACTTGGCAATAAGGCGGCACCAGAAATCTTTTTCACCGTCTTTCTTGATTATATCACATTGATACCACTCGAATTCGTCCATGATTCACCCATCTCGATGTTAATATTCAAAAAAAACCGCTGATTTGCCAGGCGGGTTCAGCGGTAAACCTTTGCAGGCCCTCACGCAACTGGCGTAGGGTCAACTTCAACTATGGCATCTCCATCTTCCCAGTTGCACCATGAACACTGCCCACTTGAAACGTTCGGGCCATAGTTTTCCTTCTGGCAAGCTGGACATCTAACGAGGAACAAATTTCCCTTGCCGTCTCTGAAATTTGGCTCCTTCACGTCATATCTTTTCTGTTTTTCGGCTGCCATCACTTGAAGCAGCCTGTCCATTCCCTCCTCAAGCCGCTCGACTTCTTCTTTCATCGACTCAAGCCGTCCTAATAGCCATTCAACGCGACTGCTGGGGCGATTACTGAAGTTGTAATCTTTCGACTTAGACAGGTTATCCGGCAAAAGCTCTCTGAGTCGACCAAACTCTTGTTGCAAATCAATTGTAGTCACATCCCATCCCTTGCTAAAAATCCCATTCAACATGCAGGCCGTTCGCTACTCCGGCTTGACGGTTTCCCTATCTCTCTTACCCTCGGCCTTTATAGTCGTGGTGCGCACTAAAAGAAGCCGACTATTTGCCCGCGTGTCTGCTTTCCACGCCGCTGCATGTTGAATGGGAAAAAATTACTCGATTCTTTTTTTGCACCACGATCTAAATGCAGCTGTAGTGCAATTTCCCTCGTATCCGACAGGATACGGGCCTCTCTTTTTCGCTGTCAATTTATATCTAAGACAATCTTCATTTTCTTGGCTATCATATAGCTTGAACTCAGGCCCAATCCCTATCACCTCCCGCTCTCCTCCTTTTTCGTCTGAATAAACACCTCCGACCTCAATCTTGAAATCTTTTTTCTTCATGGTTAATCTCCAAAAAACAGGGCCGCAAACTTTATACCATCTTTCACCGGGGAAGGCTTGACGGCAGGCTTGCGGCCCTGCGAGTTTATTTTCTTTTTTTGTCGCCTTCCCCAAGGTTCTTTTACCACTATACAGCCTATCCTGCCCGCTGTCAACAGCTAATCGTCATACTCCCAAGAAAAATTCAGCCAGATGAAAAGCCATGCAAAGTAGCCGAACTGCTTGCTGAAAACTGGGCGTTTCTGCCATTTGGCGAGTGGCATGAGCCTGACCTTGAACGACAAGCCTATCTTGCGCCGCTTTTGCGTTTCATTCATTTCCAAACACCTCCGGCCACCGCTTTGCAAACTCTTCCCGCAGCGGAATCATCACTTCGCGCATGGATGGCTCTGCCGCCTTTGAGCAGCGCAGCTTGAAGATGTGTCGCCACTGCTCTAAATTGGCGTAAATAATGAGTTCCGTCTTGCAAGAATTGGGCAGCACGGTACGGGCTTCCTGTGGGCTTGCGCCGTAACCTATCATTGTCAGGTACGCTTTCTCAGTCGACCTGCACTGGTTATACCATGCCCAATACCTCTCTGTATATGTATCTTCTTGATTCAAATGCCTCCACTGCGGACAATCTTTGGCAAAATTGTACTCTTCTTTCTTAGTGTCGCAGGGCCTTTCGACGCATAGGTTACATGGCTGCGAGGATTCAGGAAGAAACGCACTCGGCCTAATAAAAGTTACTTCATTGCCGAATTTCCCAGAGGCATAATTGCAGTAACGTTGTGAGGTTTGCAATATAGCCATAGCTCTGTGGCGACAAATCTCGTGGCTTATTGCGCGATTTACAATGAACTTGACCGCGATGTGGCGGTGCTTGGCCAGCAAGTCCGCAGGCAGCCGCTCCACCTCTTCCAGAGGCACTTTGCGGACAGTTATGCTGGACATGATCAATTTGCATTCCAGCGTGATGTCATCAAAGAAATACGGGTGTTGCTTGCGGAGCAGTGCGCAGGCAGCCAAAACTACGCCGCACTGCTCCGGGTCACCGATTAACATCTCTCGCCATGCCCGGATGCTGCCAGTAATCAGCATCCGAACCCTGTCCGCGCCAGACGACCTATCTTCATTTGGCGTAACTTTAGAAAGCTGAAGATATTTAGGAATCGTTTCGAGAAAATCGAAATAATCCCAAGAGTCACAATTGACCTCCAGTGTCACAACGCCCATTTCTAAAACCGAATTGTGGCCGCTTTTAATCGCCTTCTCGACAAACGGCAAGGCCGACTCCGGCGTGATGCGGTCTTCGCTCTTGTAGCAGATGCGCCCGCAATGCTCGATGCGAACGGGAAGGCTCTGCTGGTCGAGATGGTCAAGAATTTCAAAGGATGCAGGAACTATCTTCATTTTTTCTCTCCTTCGTTGAGTTCGTTTTCCAAAAGACTGCTATACCCAGCAATGTCGTGCCAATGATCTACGTGGTCTTGGTTTCCGCTCAACACCCTTCCGATCTTATGGACAATCATCTCCAATGCTTCCTTTTGCTGATCAGACAGCATCTCCCAGTTTTTCGATTCACGCATAGCTTTTTTCAATGCCTGTGCGCATTTGGCATGGTCTTTGAACAAGCCGTGCGTGGCAGCTCTTTCCCTCAGGGTGTCCTTAACTGATTGCATGTCCTTCTCCATGTATATTTTTTCGCATTTTCTATGCATATCACCATGACGCGCATACAAATTGCCATTTTACCACCATCTGCAATGAAAGCCGACTCCAACTATCCACACCACACCGGCAGCAAGGATAGCCCAGCCTGCCAGTCTGCACAGAAACCGCTCCCTCTGTGCCTGCTTGTCAACCACGTCCTTGACGCACCTTGAGCAAAGATCGTCCTTACTTAAAGCCTCGAAATATCCCAGCGGCCCGCTGCATTTTGTGCAGCGTAAATCCGAATCGACCGATGAAGCAAAGTGCGCTTTACAAGCAAGTGCTCCCTGGCCGCGTATGTCGCCTGACCATACGCACTTCCTTTTCTTCATTCCTGCTGTCGGGCCGTTTACGCATTGGCCGCAAGTTATTCTTTCTTCGCTCATCGCTTATTCTCCTTCATCTTTGCTCCTGCCTTAAAACCATATCCAGAAAAACACAGATACAATGCACCCAAAAAAAGAAAGCGCGTTTATAGCATCCAATGCAAGCGGAGGCTTGCCGCTGTATTGCGAGCCTGCAATTCCAGACCAAACCCATACAGTAAAAAAAGAGAGTATCAACTTGGTATTCAAATCCATTTCACGGCTCCTGTTTTATCCATTCCCGGCACGGCCCATCCGCGCCGGGTGCTGATTAACATCTGGCTGCTCATGGGGCGGCGGACTTTCACCGCCGCAGCCTACGCCCTATTTCTTCTCGAATCCATCGCACTCTTGATACTCAGGCTGGTAGCCGCAGGTCGAATATTGCCTTCCGCACTCTGAGCAGATTTCCGGCTGCTCATCTCCTTTCGGCTCTTCGCCCAGAGCGGTCAAATCTTCCCGCACGTCACGCCATTCCTGTTCCGTTTCGCGCCCTACGCACTCGCCATCATTTTCAGGTGAATGGACGCAGGTTGCATGGCTGTTTATGCAGCCGTTACAGCATTCCGGCTCGTTGCGTTCACCTTTGGTTGCAACCAGCTTCGGCTCCCACGCATCGCGCCTGCTACTAATTGGGTCAACCAGATCAACATGCGCCGGGCCGAACATCTTTGCAACCAGCTCTTGAGTTCCGCCTGTGCCAACGGCATCCTGCTTTGCAGTCGGCAGGTACAGCTTTTGGCAGGCTGTTTTAAGCAGCACTTCACGCCCTTCCTTCTCGTGCAGCGCTGAAGCCAGCTCACATACCATAGCTGCCGCACGCAACGCACCGGCTGCCGTGTATAGCTCGTCTGGGTGGCAGCCTAATCTATCAGGGAATACGCCAGCAAGTACGTCCGTAGCAAGTTTCACCTGCGAAACAGTCAGTCCGAACTTCTCTTTCACTTTCCGCCTCCGTTCACAGCTTTCTTGAGCGGCTGAAATGCACGGAACTTGACAGCTTTCGTGGACGGAATGTCCATCGTTTCGCCAGTTTTCGGATTGCGTCCTTTTCTCGCAGCTCTCGTTGTCACGCTGAGCTTGCCAATACCATGAAAGGTAATATCACGCCCATTCGCCAATGTCTCAGTCATCTCGGCAAGCAATGCCCTATATGCTGCCTCAGCCATTTTCTTGCTTCCAACCACTTCTTCCAGCTTGTTAATCAATACGCTCTTCATTTCACTTCCTCCAAAAAATTAGCGCGTCATGCGCATTTTTAGTAGCTTGCACTACCAGTTTCACCACCAAACCTCAATCATACCACTCCCCCACATCGCTTCGATGGCCAGCTTGCCTTGCTCTTCTTCTGTCAAGGTCTTCCATTCTTCAACAGAGCATATCTCAAACTCGCACTCGCTTCCCACCCGGTCGGTTTTTACTGTCCCCATGACCACGCCATCTTCAACCTTCATTTATTACCTCCTTTCCCTTGCCGTCTCCGGCTATGCAGACTTCATCCTGCATTTTAATTAACTTTGCCTGCTGCTCCCTTCGCCACTGATCAAGAGCTAAACTGACTGCTCCACTTACAGTCATTCCAAGACTTTTGGCAATTTCTGTAAATGGCACGCGCAGGCTTCTCTTGGCTTGTATAGTCCAGCGATCAGGCTCTTCTCTGGCTGTTTTCGGCTTGACTGGTTTTTTTTTTGTTGCCATAATCTCCCTAGTTTCTGTTTTCCGCCGTGTCAAAGCAACACGGCGGTGATTTCTTTGGTTACTTCCTACATCTCGCCGATCATCTTTCGCAGTTCATCCAGCGAAAGATTCATGAGAGTCTCGCCCTCTTTCTGGTCAAGAATACCTTGCATCTGCTGTTTCTTTGCTGCTTTTTCACAGCGCGATTGCTCTTCCTTCTGCTCGGCCAATCGCACATTGATGATGCGCTTTACGATTTCAAATCGCAGCGAATCCTCCGGCTCCACAGCAGCTTTATCGGCATTGACAAAGCTAATTTGAACATCATCTCTCAGTTTGACATGCAGTGCTTTTGCGATGTCGTCAAGATTGACCTTGCCGTTACTGCTGGTTAGCGGCAGTCTCCACAGGTCTGTGACATTCAGCAGTCCTTTAGTGGTCTCGAACATCAGATTTAAACGACTTGCTTTCTCGAACATTTGATCAGACATGACTTTCATTACTCCTGTTGATTAGATATTAACCTGCAAAGTGCGAGTGAATGCACCGGTTACACGAACTAAAACGCTGCTGCGCTGAGTCAGTGAAAACCCAAGGCCGCTTAATTGCTCATCAGATTTTCCAGTCTTCACTTTTGCGCCGACCATCTCAAGCACCTTTCTGTGCGGCGTTAAAGACTCTTTCAGGAACTCGTTGTAAAACCCCCGCGCCTCTCCTTCGTTGATACATCCGTTCAGCATGAAGAACACATGCTTGTTACCTATGCCGCTCTCGCCCCAGTAATTCGGCGAGTACATGATAGCATCAACTCTTGCGTACTGCATAGTCTTCAAGCCCCAAGCATCCTTTGAAGCTGTAGTTGATGGCAGTTTTGGCTCAACGGTTACAAACCCACCTTTAATATGCAGAACTGCCACTTCTACGCTCTCGTTACTCCGCAAACCCTTATCATAAGCAAAGCTATGCACAATACCGCCAACCTCTATCTCCACTTCAAAACCGATACCATCCGAACGACGATTATAGTTGTTTACGGAGAGACGGTAAGCACCATCTCGCATAGTTTTGATATTCTCGTAGAAGATGTTCTCAACCGGATGTGGGCGCGGGCCATCTGCTCCGTTTGCATCCACATCCAACATCCCTCCGTTGCCCGAAAGCTGGCGGCGGCAACGCCAATAAACTGTACAGCCAGTTGGCTCTTGCATGTGGAGATCAAGATCATCAGAGTATTCCCATGCCAACCGGCAGCAAACCTCGCCAGTAACGTTGCCCCCTGCTGCCTTTACCCGCTCTTTGATTGAGTCTGCGAAGTTGCCGTTGTATGACCAACTAAAGGCGTTGCCCCATTTAAACATCAGCTCCGTTGTGGGATCACTTGGCGCAACCAGAGATACAAGATTGTTGAGGTGCTTATTTTCTACCAGCACCTCAACCGTTGATGCCGTTGGAATGACCTTAGTGATAAACTCATCAATTCCGATCTGCTCAACATTTGAGGAGACCTTGGCTTTCTTGGCTGAATCATTGATCAGGGAGTCAAACACGTCATGGTTGATAACCTTCTTTATTGACCGATCAGCGAACAGAATTTCATTCACGCTGATGTCACCCAGCGTCGCGTACCGTCGCTCAAGCGCAGATGTCATGCCAAGCTCTGCAATCTTCTCCTTCGCTGCGGCAATCATCTTTGGTGTGACTAAGGCTGTTGGGCGTTTGTAATTCGCTGGAGCCACCACTTGCTCGTAAGCCCGTACAGCTTGATCGATCTCTTTACCATCGCTCAAGTCAATAAGCAGCGTCCCAATTGCGGTATTGCGAATGCGCAATATAGAGCCGCTGGTCTTCAGTTTTGGATGCGCAGAATACCATATCGCTAATTCCCGTTGGCTATCCGACAGCTCAATAAACCAATTCTTGCAAGTCAGAAAAGCATTCAACGCAAATTTATGCTCTTCTCCGCGATACAGCGAGTTCTGAGCAATCAGCTCAAGCACGGTCTCTACTGATTCAAGAGACAGTTCATTCAGGCTGCGCTTGAACACGTCGAAATCTGCGCGTGTCTGGCTTAACATGGAGCCTGCGTCACGAATAACGCATGAAGCTGGAATGTTCACATGGAAATGATAATAAGTATGAACACCATCTACAAGCTGCTCGAAAGACTTCTCTTGTCCAGCTACCGGCTGGTCGTGAGTGAAAATATTTGCAATTGCTTTGCTTTTCACGTAAGCGGAAAGCGCATCGGCAACAGCTTGATATTCGTCATCAACGCGAATATCCCAGATGCTTTGCAGCTTGTAGCCTTCTTCGTCTTTGATGATAGCGACGGCATTCCCGACAGCACGAATGAAACCCTTACAGCAAGAGCAGTCATGCTCAGTCCGCTCGCGGTAAATTGGATTGGTTCCAGCAGGAAACGCTCCGAGGTAAGTTTCAATGATGCCATCTCGGTCGGTGCCGGTGCGGAACATTGGGTACTGCTGCATGTCTGCAAACTGCTTTGCAACTGCTCTGGAAAACTTCTGGAAATTCATGGTTGCTCTCTCTGGTTTGATTTTGCTATCTGCGGCCTTGATGCCGATTTATTTTCAACTGAAATGAATATACCCTCTTTCCGAAACGCTGTAAACAATTATTTAAGTTTTTTTAAAGAAAAGTTTACTCGCATTGCAACCGCTTGAAACTCCGTTGATTTGCACACGCTTTGGCGCAGAAATAACCAGCTCCCGCGCCGCTCTCGTGACCGCAACATATCCAAGCCGATACAGCTCTTGCATCCCGGCTTGATCTTCATCGCCACGCGGCCAAATACCTTCAACCGCGCCGATCAGGAAGACGTATTTATATTCCAAGCCCTTAACTGAATGGACAGTTGAAACGACAACTTTTTCGGCAGCCTCTTCTTCGCTCGCTGAATGCTCAAGGCTGATCGCGTCAAGAAAAGCGGTCAGCGAATCATATCTGCCTGCCGCTTCGCAAAGCTGCTCAAGGTCTTTGATGCGCCTATCCGCAGCATCGTACCGGTTTGCTGCAATCAGCTTGAGCCATTCTGCCGCAGCACGCACTATCTCCTGCACTAACTGCCTATCATCATCTGCGACTAAAAACATCTCTATTAACGCAGAAACAAGGGCTTCTCCGATATGTTTATTCTCACCTTTCGGCTCATATCTGCATATTCCAAACCATCCAGATTTAACTTCTTTTTGCAATGACTCTGAATACTGAGTAAATGCAGATATTACCTTTTCCGTCCCTTTCGTCCCGTCTCCAAGTCCACACTTTGCAGGGATAGAAAATACCCTGCGCCACGCCGCAATATCCCCGGCATCTGCTATGCGCACCCTCACAAACGCCGCGAGGTCTTTTACGCATTGCATTTTAGCTAACTGCATACCGCCGAGTTTGATAAAGCCTATCCGCCGCTCGGAAAGCCGCATTTCGACATGCCTCGAATACACCCCGCTTTTTGACATGACGCAAATTTGCTCCGGGTCAACGCCGCTACCGATCAAATCTGAAATTCTACGAACAACCTGCTCTGCTTCATCTTCGTCGCTCCATGGCCTCCAATATTCCGGCTCTTTGCCTGATGTGCCGGAGCGCAGGCTCTTTGGCCTGCCGACCCCGGCATGAACTGAAAGCTCATTGGCGAGCGCAAGAATCTGATCGGTGGAGCGGTAGTTTTGATCGAGGGTGAACAGCAACGCGCCGGGGAACATCTTGCTGAAGTTGATGATCGAGCTGACCTCCGCCCCTCGAAACGCATAGATGCTTTGGCACGGGTCGCCCACCGCGTAAATCATTGCGCCCATTCCAGCCAAGGCAAGCAAGATATCTGTCTGCGTCTGATTAACGTCCTGATACTCATCAACCAGCACACGCGCCGGTATTTCATCAGCTTTCAGCAATCCAGACCGCAGCAGCAACAGCAGGAAGTCCAGTAAATCATCAAAATCAAGCTCGCCAGTTTCGCGCTTCCCTGCCCGATACTGCTCCGCCACGGCTTCAGCAATCTCGGCGCATTTCTTGGCAACTATCTGGCCGACTGGAACACGGCGATTTGCTGATGCTGAAATCGCCTCTTGCAGCTTATTCGCTGTCGGCAGCTCTGCCGCCTCGTCTTCCGGCAGTGTTTTGACAATTTTCTTGATGCGGGAAACAGCTTCCGATGTGTCAATAATTCCGCGCATTTCCGGCATCCACGCTGCCGCCGCTGTTTCTTCCGCGATCAGCTCTGCGCCGGAATCAACCTTGGCCTTCAGCGTGACGGCAGCTTGCCGAATGAGCCGTGCTGCGAGCGAATGGAATGTTCCTGCCGCTCCAACCTTGTTTGCAAGCGGATGCTGGCTGGAAGCCCGCTTAACCATATCTCCGCCAGCAAGGTTGGTAAAAGTCAAGAGCCAAATCTTTCCCGGCTCAATTCCGCTGTCGAGCAGACGGACAAGCCGGGCCGCGATGACAGAAGTCTTGCCTGTGCCTGCGCCTGAATCGACAAGGGCGTGGCGATTCATGGAGCATGAGACCGCTGCGAGCTGCTCGGCGTTAAGGTTGTACATTTTGATTCACGGCAAGGCTTTCGACGTAGCGTTTTGCATCCGTGTCGCTGTTAGATTCATGCCATCCCAATTCAACTTCGGCTTTATATCTTGCCAATATTGCATCGTGCTTGCAATCGCCACGATATAAATACAAATGCTTTGATTTTATCATTATAGTTGCCCTCCATAGTGTTCTGTCTTTATGAACTCCTGTTATTCCAGACTTATTTGTATTCATCCTCCTCCTGTTCCTTGCGTTATACATGCTATTAACGCTGCGCAAATTTAACCACCTATTATCAGTTCTATCTCTGTTGATATGATCAATCTCGTCAGGGATTATCCCTGTCATATATAGAAACGAAAGCCTATGTGCCGCATACTCAACATAATCTATTGTTATTTTTATATACCCACCGCCGCCCTTGTTTTCACATCCAGCAACGCAACCGGTGATAGCACGCCTCCTTGACTCTCTCCATGTAAAAAACCCGGTATCAGGATTGTATTCAAGCAATTCCTTCAGCCTCTCCTGCGTTAATCCTGTGTTCATTTCTGCTCTCCAGTTGCCCATCCATTCGACCGGGCTGTGTTTTTTCCGGGCCGCCAAATGCGGCCCGGCATCGCTATGCTCTCCTCTCGACCAGCAGCTTAACCAGCTTGATTCATTCGACTTTCAAGCCTTTTCAGCTTGTTTAGCCGCCACCTTGCAACCTCCTCCTCTATGTCAAGATGCAAAATCATTTGCTCAAGCATTATCTGCACATCTGCAATTTCTTCTGCTATTTCCCTCCCCCTGTCTCTGCCCTGAAAGAAATGCCGTGCCAGTTCTGCGGCCAGCTCGCCCATTTCGCCCATGCACTGAGCTGCTTGGTTCTTGACTCCGTAATGCTCGACAGCTTGTAGTAGGATTTTTTTAGTCCACAGCCTTCTCGTTGTCATCCATATCTCCATTGGTTAGCTTTTCCTTGAGTGGGCAGTCTTTTTCGCCGAGAAGACCGTCAATAAAACACTTCATTCGCGGGTGCCTACAGAACTCATTGCTGACAAGACCAATGAAATTGCGTTGCGCCTTGTGGCCGCCGTATTGACATGTGCCAGTTGCTGATTTGGAGCACGGATAAATCTTCATCGCCATCGCCTCGCCTCCTGATTGTTTCGTAACACCCTCTAAAACGCTCATATTGCCGCCTCCTTTGCGTCCATTTCCTCGATAGCCTTCCGGTACATTATCTCCCCGCGCTGCGCTTTTTGCAGCGTTTCTGCGCAAAACAGATGCCACTCCTTGTTTGGTTCTGAAGCAATCGCAAGGACAGCGCGGGGAATGATCAATTCAGACAGGGCGCGGAGTGCTTGTTTAGTGGCTTTCATATCTGCACCCACCATCTTCCGCCGTGGCCCGGATAATCAAGGCATCTCCACGCTGTTCCTGTTGGCTTGTGAATCCCAGCCATTTCCCTGTGCCAGTGACCGAAAAACCACTGTTTAGGTTTGAATTTGATGAGCATCTGTTCAAGGGCAAAACGGTTTCCGTCGTTTATCTTCTCGAAAGTGCCATCAACTCCAAAGCAATTCGGGCAGGTATGACTGATAACAATATCAATCTTGCATTCGAGGTTAAAACATCTCTCGAATTCCGCTTGAGAAATATTTTCCTCTGAAAACCAATCATGTCCAGCAGTCCGCATGTTCTTGTCAACTGATGCCGCGCCGCCAAAGAAAAGGACATTTCTTCCGTCCGGCAAAGCCAAGACACTCCCCCTTGAAGCGTGAAACACATTGCCGTACATCCGATGAATCATTCCGTCCTGAATCAAAACAGGATGCTGCTCATGGTTGCCATCGCAGAAATAAACACTGGAGATTCCAGTTTTCAATCCTTTGTGCGCCCACTTCTTTTGCAGCCCGTAAAGCACTGGCCTTTTCGTCTCAAGCGCAGGCCACCACCCAAAGTCACCGCATTGCAAAATGATTTTAGGCCGCTTGCTTGCAATCAATGCGTTCAGCTTTCCCCAGTCGCCGTGTAAATCTCCAATTGCGATAATCATGTCTTCACCAAGGCCCAAAAATTGTTCTTTCATGATAGAAGGTTGCAAATACAGTTCCGGTAGGCCCGTCCTTCTGCTTTGCGACTATTATTTCAGTCCTGCGTTTTTCTATGTCATCGGTTATATTTTTGTTATAAACAGAATCCCTGTAAAGAAAGAGAATAACGCTTGCATCCTGCTCTATCTGTCCGCTCTCCCTCAGATCAGACATATTCGGACGCTTGTCAACCCTTTCCTCTACCTTGCGACTTAACTGCGAAAGAGCTATAACGCAAACGCCAAGCTCTTTCGCAAGAATCTGTAAGCCTCTGCTTACCTCGCTCACTTCCTCATATCTATTTTTTGACTTTTCGGTTGACGCAAGCTGCAAATAGTCAACAAATAGTATGTCAAGCCCGTGTTTGTCTTTTAACATCCTTGCCCTGCTCTTTATCTGCTCTATGGAAAGACCAGGGGTTTCGTCTATCCATATTTTTTTATTTGCAGATTCCATGCAAGCCTTATCTATCTCGCCGCTCTTGCCATGTACCCGCCCAGCTCTCAAGTCATGCAGTCCAATGCCGGACAAGCTGGCCAGCACCCTTGTAGCTAAACTTACAGCCGTTGTTTCAAGGGAAAAGAAACCAACCTTCCCTCCAGATGCCAAGGCCATTGTCATTGCCAAGGCGGTCTTCCCTATGCTCGGTCTCGCCGCAAGGATAACAAGTGATCCCGGAACAAGCCCTGATGTCATTTTATCGAGAACCGGAATGCCGGACGGAAGCCCAATAATTCCGCTTGGATTTTTAGATGCCTCTAAAATACGTTCCTTGGCATCAATAGACGCATCTCCGAGCGTAACCCAACTGGATACCGTCCCCGTGGAAAGAATGCGCCTAATGTCATTCTCGTGCTGCTGACAAGCATCGTGGTCTCCAGCCATGATGCGATGGTATGTTGAGGCGCATTTTTCGGCTATTGCCCGCGAAACCGCTTTCTCCCGGATAATCCCAGCATGATGCACCAACATTCCCGTGAACGGAATAACATCGGTAAGTTGCGTCACATATACAACCCCGCCAGCCTTTTCCAGCTTTCCGTGATCTCTCAGCCAGTCAGTTACGGAAACTAAATCATGCGGGCGATTACTCCGCGAGAGAGCTATTGCCGCCTCAAAGATTAGCTTATGGCGGTCTGAATAGAAATCTTCCGCTGCAAGCAGCCCCTCTATTTTGCTCATTGCCTTGTCATTAATCAGCAACGTTCCAAGAAGCGTCGCCTCGGCCTGAAAGTTATTAGGCTTGGCATCTTTACTGTTGTTCATCATTTTCTCCGTTTTCTGTTGAAATAATCCCGAATGCTGTTGTCCCTATAGGGCATGTCCTTGGCGGCGCTACTGCACCATGAGGTGCGCCAAACAATGACTTTTGCACCCCCCCCTGGCTGTACTTGCCTTCCAGAACCTTTGCCATGTTGGTCTGGTTTATCAGCCAGTCAATGTCAGCCATAAACCTCTTCCCTCCTGAAGACGGCTCAACTTCTCCCATCAGCCAAGGACATTTCTTTACTGTTTTGAAATACTCCTCCCACCATTCAATGGTCTGGCTTTCATCTGTTTCATTCCATCTTGCTTTCAGGTGCCTGCCTCTGCTTTCTGTCCATCTCTTCACCCTTGGCAGTTGAGGGCAAAGGATTTTATGATACAGGTCGATTATCTTCTGGTGAGGGCAGTTTGGTGGCACTGGCTTTTCAGGATGATCATCATTGACTGCTCTTGACTGGTCGAGCTGTTGCTGATCAACCGCTTCTTCTCCTTCTTCACCGGTTCCCCCTATGGGGGGCAGGGGGGTAGTTGGTAGTTTATCTCTTTCACTCTCTATATCTCTTTCTATAGTAGTGTCCAGTATCCTGCTCTGTACCTGTACCGATACCTGCTCTGCACCTGTATCGCACCTGCCCTGTACCTGTTCACCTTGATCATCTAAGCTATTGATATTTATCATCCGTACCTGTCTTGTACCTGCTCTGTACCTGCTCTGTACCTGTACCGATACCTGCTCTGTACCTGTATCAGTACCTGTCCTTTTTACTGGATGTATCTTTCCAAGCAAAAACCTTCCCTTGCTTCCGGTTATCTCTGCGGAAGCATTAGACAAAAACGTGCGCACCTTTGTTCGGCTCCACGTCCACATCTCAGCATATCCTGCCACGCTTGCATCGTTTCCCTCCCAGTAATCAAGCTGAAGGGAATACATTGCCTCCAGCTCGGTGTACGGCCTGTCCTTTGGCAGAAACTTAGCGAGGTGCCTTGATATGCCCATCCATCCCCCAAGGCCGGTGTTCATCTTTTTGTCATCCTCGAAATGAACTCTTCTTTCCCGCGCTTCAGTTTTGACAGGTACAGCTCAATACCCTTCCTTACCACTTCCTGCGCAACAACATCCTCTTCTGTTGCCAAGATATTTATCAGCTTGTGCAGATCATGGTCTGAAAAAGCAACCATCTTGTATTTTTGTCTTTGTTCCATTTCCCCTTCTCGGTGTTTTGTTGAATATTTCAATATTATAATCAAAAAAGAAGAAACATGCAACCAAAAAGAGCCGGATTCGCACCGGCCCATGCTTTTTTATCGCGCCGCCAGCTACATTATTGCCGGAATAATCTTTGTGCCAACCGGCAGTTGCAGGCCGTTGGACTTTAAGGTTTTGCACCTCTTGCAGCGCAAGTTACCCTTCTTTTCCTGCGCCCGGCAAACCAGCAGCAAAGATTCGATACTGCTTACTTTTGCTCCCTTGCACTGACAGGGCCACACGCGGTTCTGGCGGCTCATAATCCTTTAGCCTCCATCTCTGAGAATATCCTTGCCTCTATCTGCTCAACAGTGCCTTTCATCTTTGGCCACAGTTTCTTTATCCACGAAGCTGGGACATAGGCGTGGCCGCGCTCATGAAGCACTGTCTGCTCTTCGTTGATTGCAAACAACTGAACCATCATTTCCGACTCTCCGGTTCCAGCAGCGGGCAGATAGACCTCCTTCTCTTCAGGATGATATGCGGCTTTGCGCATGTATAGCGGTATTTTCTGGCCTTTCGGGTTCGCTACGGTTGTCCAGTAGATCAGTTGCCTTGGCATTTTCTTGCTCTCGTTAGTTTTGGTTGCGGGCCAGCTTCCCAGCCCGGTGGTTTAGCTGATGAACGTTTCGCCTTTGTTTCCGAGTATCGCGCCTTCGCAGGCTGCCGTCAATTCAAGCAGCTCCCTTACCCTCTGCCATAGCCAGCCATCAAGCGGAATAGTGAAACATAGCTTTGCTGACTGAGTAAAAATTCTGGTTTTCGACCCAACAATACCAGCAAGCTCTTCTTCAAAGAAGGTGAACACATCTACTTGTCGCACCTCTCCCTTTGGCACTTCCGCTATCGAGTCGGCACTGTTGGTGTTCTTTGGCTCCCAGAGGATAGGAGTCCTGAATTCACACATGTGCAGCCCAGCGGAAACGTCGTAAGATGCAGCATGTTCCATCGGTGGAAGAAAACATCCTTCGCACTTATCGCTACAAAGCCCTTGTTTCTTGCCGTAGCAATTTTCCGAACACAGATGAACATAAAGTACGGTTATTTCCGTGCCGTCTGTCGGAGCTGTGGCCATCGGCTGCCAGTTGTCATATTTTGAGTGCATTTTTTTCGGTGTTTTTTTGTTGAATTGTCCAACTGTAAAAAATCTTTTTACAGTTGGAATTGTGGCCTGGTTACTCAAACATTTCGTCCGGCAGGCTGTGGCCCTCAGGCGGCACTCCGCCGTTGATTATCGCTTCGATCTGCATTGGCGACAGGCCGATTTTAAGTGCCTTGGCGATGGCAAGGCATTCGGCGGCTGATTTGAGGTTAGGGAAAAATGGTTTCAAGATATCGCAAAAAATAGTTATCGGTTCATCGCAAAGATCATTTTTTCCGTCTATCAGCATAATCGCTGCGCACTCATCAGGTGAATCATTTCCTAACGTAGGTGCCATGTATGCGCCAATGACCCATCCTGTTCCTCTCTCCAGCGAGTTCTTGAATATAGCCCGCACCTGCTCACCTCTCGACAGCGGCCCATGCAACCATTCTGGTAATCCATCCGGCAGCGGCCTGGTTCGTGGCCTGGGCTTCTGCACGCTGGCGGAATTGCTGTTTCTGGTTATATTCCAGATGTCAAGCTGTTTTTCAGTAGGTTTTGACACTGTTCCGAGGTTTGTTTCTTGGCAGACCTCGGCTTGAGCATCCTTGCTGGCTATCTTTTCGTCCGCTTTCGCCTTCTCTTCTCTTTCCGGCGTTGACTCCTGATCTTTTTTTGACGGCCTGTCAAGACTGATTCGTAATGACTCTTCATCGAAAAGCATAGTTTTGATATGAAGATCAAGATAGTTGGCATCGCCAAAGTCATCCTTGATTGCTTCAGCGAATTTGATACACCCTCCTGTCATTGCCTGCCTTCCGCCTGACTTTTTTCGTAGCTTAACCGTAAACTCGTCCATCTTTGGAGCTATTGATTCTTTGTAGAATCGCATAGTGATGTATTTTTCTTCGATTGCTACAGCGACCCAAGCCCATCCAAAAACTCCGAGATGCTTAGTTGTCAACTTTGGCACATAAATCGCCCCACTTCTGGCTATTGTAATGACATGTTTAGATTTCATCGCATTTCCTCCATGCTTGTTACTCTCGGCATTAAGCCGGGAGAGTTTTGTTTAGTTAAATCAGGTAGTTGGCTAAAACGGGCAATCCTCGCCCATGCTACTTGCTCCACCACTCCGTGGCGTGTATCCGCCTTGCGCCCCCCCCCAATCGCTCCTCTCGCCACCTCCGCCTTTCCCGCCCAGCATTTCCATTTCCTTTGCGATAATCTCGGTTGTCCAGCGGTCTTTGCCGTCTTTATCCTGCCATTTGCGGGTTTCCATTTTCCCTGAAATGTAAACCTTGTCACCTTTATGAAGATATTGGTTGCATATCTCAGCCAGCTTGTTCCATACAACCACGTTGACAAATTCGGCCTTCTCCACCTTGTTTCCCTGCTTATCAGTGTACTTCTCGTTGCAAGCGATGGAAAACGAGGCAACCGCTGCGCCGGATGGCGTGTGCTTCAGCTCAACATCTTTGGTGAGATTTCCGATGAAATTGCACTGGTTCATTTGTTTTTCTCCTGCTGTTGTTGTTTTGCGGTTAAAGTCCGCAGCTTAATGCTTACGCTGGATTTTGCTCCAGCTTCAGCCCATTTTTTGGTTGCAAAAACGCCGACAACCAGCTTGTCATCCGTGAAAACTATTCCGTTCATGCAATCAAAATAAAACTTGATCGCGTTGTCAATATCCGGCTTCGAGCTGTGAAAAGCCGGTGCGCTTGCTCTTGGCGTTCCATCCGCCTTAACCTGCGAAACCGGCCTTTCCGTGACGAAGCGTATATGGCAAACGCAAGGCGTGTCTATCATGCTCCACCCGTTTTTTCGCATCTGCATCGCCATTTCAGCCTTGACAGAGTTTTTCAGCTTCTCCTGCGGGTCATAAGTTTTCCTGCCGTTGCTGCGGTGCCGCATCTTGCCAACCGGCTTCATGCCAAGGATTATCTTGATCATCATCAATAAATATCCTCACTGCAAAGCCGCCCTTCGTCTCCGCTATCCGTCCACGGGAATAGCTGCCCAGCTTGCTTTGCAATCCAGTACGCTTCTGCTCTATCGACAAACTGCGTGACTGACTGAGTCCCCGGCCCTGCTGATTCGATTGCGATAAATCCCTGCTCATCGCCCGCTTTTGGTATTCCGAGCAGCGCAATCATAAAATCATCGTAATGCCTTGCGCCGAGCGCAATCCTGTTTCCGCGCCGAATAGCAGCGCAGACTATGCGTTTTGCCGTCATAACCTTCCGCTCTCCTTCAATGCTTGAAGCTGCTCTTCTTCCCAGCTTCCGAGTTTTACGTCACAGAGTTTCACGCGCGGCCCTAATCCTTTAGCAGCAAAACCAACCTGCTGCATGGCCTCTCCTCCCGCATCAGCGGGCCTGCTGCGGCGACTGCATTTTACTGAGCAGTATTTTGAGCCGGGTCGCTTAAATGCCGTTTCTCCGCACTTCGCGCAGGTAATTTCCACCAGAGTTCGCCTGAAGTTTTTTTTATGACATTCCTTGCAGCTTGGCTTTAAGGAAACTCTATCTGGCTTCAAATAAAAACAACTTGTTGGTTTTTCTATTCCGCATTTGCTGCATATTTTTGTCACCATTCTTCAATCCGCTCCTATTTGCTTTTTAATAAACAAAACCAGCCTGTCCGCCTCGTTCATCGCTGCGCCATTCTCCTCTTGCGGGTCAATCAAGTCGATGATGCTGTTGACATATTCTAAGATTTCATCTATTGCCGACAGCTTCCAATAATTCGCAGTGCAGTCTCTCAACTCAATCAAAAGATATTGAGCAAGCCTTGCTGTGCAGCACGGGTCGCTGCAAAACAGCTCTGATGATTTTAACTCATATTCTATAATTTTGCAATGACTCATTGCTCTGCTTTTTAATTTTTTATAATCTCCAGACAGAGGCCATGAATTTATTTTCTCTTGAGTCAAATTAAGCATTGCAATTGATAGTTCCTCTGTAATTGCATCTGATATAATATTGATAGCGCAATTTGCAACTATTGACATAATTGTTAAAGCGTTGACATCGGCTTTGCTCATCTTGCTCTCCTTTTATATGGGCGGCCCAGTGCCGCCCGGTGGTTATTTACTGGCAATCAATAGATCGCTATTCGCGCTCGTTTCTGTAAAGCGCAAACTTCCTGTTATAATCCACGCAGACATCAAGGCAGTTGCTTGCGCAGATGGTGTCATTGGTGCAATCGTGATTTCTATACCAATCTTCCCTTTCTTTCCGCATTGTAGCGGACACTGGCCCAATTGGATTTCCTCCCTCACGCATGTAAATAATGCACGGGTAATGATCTGCACCCATCACGGCCATGTCGTCAAGCACCAATCCACATCTCTTCTCAGGGCATCCTCTAACGGGCTTCCCGTTGCAAAGGTTAGCTTCCCGGTATTTCAGAATAGGATACTTATCAAGCAGCTCAGGGCTTATTGAAATAGATGGCAGCTTGCATCCTGCTTGAGCGGCAGGGATTACTCTGATATCAGAGACCCCAAGTGAATCGGCAAAGCCTATTATTTCTTCTGTTCTGCTTGCATTATCAGCAGTTAGCACAACGCCAACGGTCACGTAAGCCTCTTTCGATATCCATCTGATATTCTCGATAACAGTTCCCCATGCGCCCTTCACTCCTCCAGACATCCTATCGCCGTCCTCGGCGCAACAGGCATCAAGCGAGATGGAAAAGTCATCCACTCCAGCTAAAAGCAAATCTTTGTACTTTTTAGCTGGAGCTGACCCATTCGTTGACAATGCACATCGCTTAACACCTCTTTTGCGTGACAAACGAACAAGGTCTTCCAATCCATGATACAAGGTTGGCTCTCCACCGGAGAAGCGAATATTTTGAAGGCCATGATCACCCCATATATTCACAATGTTCATTGCATCTTCAATTGGTATATCAGAACCGCCCACGGAACGGCAGTATGGACACTTGAAGTTGCACCTGCTGGATAAAATCAATTCGCACCTTGACAGCGGAGATGATGCACTGGCGTTTTTTGCCCGCTCATCTGATAACGTGTAAAATCCTATTTTCGACAGGTTCATAGTATTTACCTTTCTTGTGATATTGTTAATAGATGCAATACAGGTTGATCTGATGCTACTTGCTGGCAGTCATTTTGATGCGCAGCTTGTCTATCACCGGCTGCACTTCTTTTTCGTAGTTCCAGATCGGGCAGCCAGCGAGTGGAGTGGCGTAGCTTGTCTTCCCCGGGTAGCGGTCATGAATATCGCCGCCTGTCCACATGCAGACCTTTACGCAGCCGAATTTCCTGTTCCCGATGAAGTTACACAGCTCGCTTGCATGTTCATCGTCTGCGTACCACGACGCACATACCGGAAGCCCGTCAATTTTGTACCTCTTGACCGGCAGACCTACCTCTTCAGATTCCCTCTTGTGGTCTTCGTATGCCATTTTTTTGCTCTTGGTTTTGGTTATCTGTTTGCCAGCTCGATTACAACGCGCCGATGGCATTCTGCGCCAAGCGGGCAGGAGCAGGCTACCGGCCTGTTGCGCAGCAACGAAATGCTCGACAGAATTATCTGCTTCTGGACGCGGAGTTTTTCGTAGTTCCATGTTACAGCATCCATGTCAAGGCGATATATTCCAAACTTTTTATACCAGCCGGGGAATATACTGCTGCACACGTTCTCCGGTTCCCAGTCTGTCGTTAGCCATAGCCGGTATTCATTGGCTGTCGGGAACGGGTTACCGTACTTTGACGGCCTCATAACGTTTACGCATCCCGGTGGCATCTTGGAACCACTGAAGCGATTCCACTGGACTTCGAGGTTTTTAAGCATTTGCCCCCTCCTTTTCGTGCAGGTTTCCTGTTGTCGCTCTTGATGATAATTAACTTGCCAAGGTTTGCGCCTGTTGCCTCTTTCTCTGTGCGCCTAATTCTGTTTGCAAGCATCCTTACATCCTGTTCATTTCTTGCACGACATTTGTAAACAAAGTTGTCGTGGCTTAAAAAGTAGAATCTGTGTATGTTCATGCCAGCCTCTCTTGATTGTCAGTAAACTCTTCTCTCGCATTGTCGCAGCAGCATGGCGTTCCGCTCTCATCCGCCTCCCATGCGTTGCCGCAGAAAGAGCATACATCTTCATATTCTCTTTCTATGCAGAGCGACACTGCATCTTGAGACCTGTGATCTCGGATAAAATCATTGAATTCGGCAGCCCATGATTCACAGTATTCTGCAATGGCATCCACTCCTCCCTGCTTGACGTAGAATGGAATTCTTGGCATGTCGCAAGAAATGTTGATATCGACTAACACCTTTTTCTTCATAGCATCCTCTTGTTATTTTGTTTTTTTTGGCCCTATGCCTTTTCCTGCTCTATCATTAATAAAGCAAAACTCATGCCAGTTTTATTGAAATAAAAATATCAAGCGAAACTGCATGTTTACAAAATTCACAGCTCAAAATTAGTACAAACTTTAGAACAAAGTTTAAAATGTTGAATTTAATAATTTGAACTTTACCAGGCCCGACGTTGTGAGTGTAGCTGGTAACGTCGGGCCTGGATTGATCTTTACTGCTGTGCAGGCGGCTCGGTGCTTGATTCAGCGGGCTGCTCGGTTTCTATTGGCGACAAAGGCTGCTTTTTTTCCGTTGACTCTGTGCTTTCTTTAATCCACTTTTCGCAGCCTGCAAACAACTGACACGCTGTTTTGCAGTGCGTTTCCGTTACCTTGCACATCCATTGCGGATTATCGCATTCGATGCCAGCATTGAGCCTTTCCTGCGTAGCCTTGAATGCAGCTCCAAGTCGATTGGTTTTTACATCGGCAGGGAGCGAAGAGAACCTTGACTTGATGTTTTCTATGTCCTTGCCGGTACAGGCTTGAGAGATCAACGAAAGGGCTTCTTTGACAGATTCCTCGGTGCCGTCCTTGATTACCAGCGGGGAAACTTTCCACACCCCGCGTTTTCCGCGTGTCATGATATACGACACGTTTAAGTCTTTCGTTATTCCTTCTGCGTGTGAAATCCTAACCCCTCCTGATTTTATACCTCCGCCAAGGTTCATCCCTTCATCCTTATTGAGATACAGCGTGATTCTTTTGCCTATCCAGTTTTTCGAGTCGCCACCATAGAGGCCAACGAGAACTCTACGCATCGTTAGGCATGGCTTAAAAGGCTTGTGACCTCCTTCCAGCTTTACAGTCAACGGCTGCTCTCCGCTTGTCACTGCAACAGCGGCTATCTTTACCGTTACCGGGCCTGCTGAAAAATCATCGCAGTTTAGCTGGTCTGACTTGATGCTGATTATTGTTTTCATTATATCACTCATTTTCGCTGTCTCCTTCTGATGGAATTATCTCTACATCGCTGTAGTCTTCGAGTGGAATCAAATCAGGGTATCTATGATCGTTTTCGCTGCCGTGTAGCCAGTTATGCTCTGCTTCCGCAATCTTCCGTCTTCCGCGCTCGATGAAAGAAGGGAACGCCATGAACACCATGATCGTATATGGAGCCTGATTCGATATTGCAATTATGTAATAATTTTCAACATCGAATCCACAGGCAGCGGCAGCCTGCATATACCACGCGGCCTGAATATCGTAACCATACCTGTCCGCCGCTCGAAAGAAAGAGCCTTGGTCTTCAGCTCTCGTTGTCTTTACATCTGCGATATACCTTCCAGCAGTTGCCCTGCCGTCAAGCCGCGCTTTGCATTTCCCGAACCCGCTTCCATATTCAAGATTATGCGAATCAAAGAATAGACTCTCTTCTTTTTCGTCGCATCCAAGAATTAGCCCCCTCGCCAGTTCGTGAGACATTGCAGAGGCGGTCATGGCATCGGCTTCAGCTTTCTCTTTCGCGGTGATGTAATATTCGGAGGGATTATCTGCTTGGAATTGATTCCACCATTCGCCATTCCTGACAACCTTTACCTCTTTGCCTTTGTTGTCAATCCGTGTTTCAGGGACAACGACCAACTTGCTGTAGTCATCAGGTTCAAGCAACGCCATGTGGCAAAAAGTTCCGCCGTTCATTGACTTGCTTGATTTCTCTTTAAGTCCAGATTGATACAGCGTCCAGTCTCTTTTTGACTTATAAAGCTGCATAATCTGCGATGATGACATTGCGTTGATGCTGTGATATTCAGCGGCTTTCATCTGCTCTCCTTTTGCTTGTTTTGGCCCGACAACGCGCCGGGCTAATCTTAACTACGGCTTCCATTCGGTCACGGTTTTTCCGTCCTGGCTTACAATGCCAACTTCGACCATCCCGCCGCCTATTAAGGCGATTATCATCGGCTCCTTTGCTAACTTGCCATATCCAGTATCAACTCGTAGCTTCCCTCCTGCTGTCATAGCTGCCTGAATCAAAACCCTTTCGTGCACAGTCCGCCCTATACCTGTTTTAGCGTCAAGCCAAGAGTCAAGCCTTGCAAGGTAGAATCGCAGTATCCTGATGAATCTATTCATTGCTTTCCTCTCCACCCGCATCCACACCTCTCAATCGGCAAATAAACGCCGTCCACCTGATCGCTCCCGCTCGCATCTCCGCAAGCCGGGCAAGTCCTTGCTGCTGCCCATTGCTCATCAGCCAACACCTGCGCCGCATCAGCCAGCTCCTGCACGGTCAGCCGCCTGTAGTCGCCGCCCCACCGGCAGCCGGGCGTTTCGCACCGCTGAAACTCAAGCTGGCCGAGCCGGTTAGCCGAGTGAACGCCGTAATATCGGGCATTCATGCAGCCGCAGCCGCAGGGCTCGCCTGCGTCCCATTTGTCAGCCGGATAGATGCTGCCGCATCTGCTGCACACCATGCGCGTCTCGCGGTGCAGCGTGTGCTTGCCGCAGTCAGGGCAGGTCACTGCCTCAACGTTTTGCGCAATCCACTGCGTCAGGCAGGACAGACCGCGGCCTTTGATGATCTGCTTGGCCAGTTCGGCGGCGGTGTGGATGTGCGGGCGGTGGGACGGGAAGCCGTTAGTGTGGAGCCAGTTTTGCAGCTCCTCTGCGCTCATACAGGAGTCCTGATCCGCGCTACTTTGTGGGCAAAACTTGCAATCCCCTTGATCGCAATGTCCATATTCAGTGAGGCAGCCCAGCACGTCATACGCCTTTCCCGCCTGCTCTTGCAACTTGCTCATCTCTCCACCTCCTTGTGGTCTCGGTTATTTTGTCTTCTGCGGCCTGTGAAATCACTCGCATCCGCTCTTCAATCTGCCGGATTGCCTCTCGCATTCCGGCAGACTCTTTGCGATGGTCAAATTCCCTGTCGGGCATCTTGACTCCTGATGCGTTCGCGGGCCAGTCTTAGCGCGGCATCGTCAGCGGCCTGCTGTTTCTCCTGCTTCTTGGCTTCACGCTGGGCGGCCAGTTGGGCTACAGCATCTTGCAGCCAGCTTGGCTTCTGTCTTTCGTGTTCAATCATTTCGGCTCCTCCTGCGGTCCTTGCTTGATCTTCAGCGTTTTTCCGCCAGTTCCGGCCTTTCCGCCAACCTGCTCAAGTCCCATGCTGTCCAGCAAATCCCATACAAGCTGATTGCTGCGCTCCCCCTGAAAGCATTGAGGTGCGAGTTCCGGCAGCTTGGCGTAAGCTGGATTCAGAAACTTCCCTTTGCCGGTTCGCAGCTTCACCGCCCCGTCGTTTTCGATAGCCGCTCCCCTCAGGAGCCACGCCATCGCAATTATCTGGCAATGCCGGGCTTCTGGCTTTGCGTGTGGTATTATTTTCATCTATGCCTTTTGGTTTTGGTTTTAATCTTAATAGATAGCATTCCAGATACCTTTTGCTACACCTGAAGCTGTTATCGAAACTATCGCACCGATCATCATCTTGTAAGGAACGGCAATATCTTTCAATGGCCCTTCCATGCAGGCCCAACACGCAACGACCCATGATGGATAAAAAATTACAAGCAAAAGCAATGCGTACAGGATAGACTTCATTTATTTTCTCCATTCAGGTTTTCCCGGCCCGATGCAGGCTGGGAGTTTATCGGCGATTTAGTCTTGACCGGTCAGCAGCTTGATGGCGTATTTTGCTCGCTCTATCAGCTCGATAACTGGATATTCTTCTTCCGTTTCAGCAGCGATAATGTCCACCAGTGCGCCGTGAGCTGCTTTGATTTTTCGGTCAACGCTTGCTGTTTCCTTACGCAGCTGGTTGACCTCACTCCTTGCCTGATCTTTCGCGGAATCCACATTGTAAGCCAGTTTTGACAGCAGCGACATGACAACAGGGCTTTCGTGCAGATTTAGGGCCGTAAACTCTTCGTTTACCATTTCCTGCCTTGCTCTGGATGTTGGCTTTTTTGTCAGCGCATCCAGAGCGTCTGCGAATCCTTGTCCAGCTTTTCCGTGCAGCCGAAGCACTTCGGCCTTAATCTCGTCGGCGATGGTCTTGTCGCCGGTACGCTCTTTATTTTTTTCCATTTTTGTCTCCTCTTTGCTAATAAAAACATCACCGTCAATAACGGTAACAGATTCACTGCCTTGCATCCTGATTTCGTTGACCGTTACCGAGCCGGTGCCGGAGCAGCTATTACCCTTGCCTTGGATTTGCTGAGAAACAACAGTTCTGCTCTTGCCGTCTTCAGAGTACGTCACCACCACGTTTTCGTTGCTTTTTATTGCTGGGCTTTGATCGCCAGCTGTGCTGATACAGACCTTGTCTCCGCCCACATTGTCGCCTCCGCCTGACATTACTTGCTGCACTATGGTGTTGACCTGACTGGCTATGGCGTTTTTTCCGTGCGCAACGCTCATGTCTTTGCTTCCTGTGAAGTAGTTGATAAGGGTTTTCATGATTCGTTCTCCTGTTGGTTTCTATCTACGGCCCGCTTGCCGCTCTTCATCGTGAGTACATCTTACCACGTTCAAGCGGTCTATGCAAGACCAAAATCGGGGGTGATAGACCGTTTTGTGTTTTTTTTTATTTTCACCGCATTCACTCTTGCTGCTTTTGCACATGCAAAACGTATGCCAGATTCAGTATAATAAAATATTAAGCAAATTAAGTAACTTGTAAAAATCAAGGTTTCGGATTAGTGCAGTTTTTTATACAAAGTTCAAATTTTTGATTCAAGATTTTGTAATTGAGAAGGAATTGGGGGTCGGATGAGTTTTTTTTGACTATGCGAAATGAAACCTTGGGAAAATAACCGATATGGTGTAAAATGCGAAAAACGGCCCCTGGAAGGGCTTCGGCTGTGCAGAATCAGACCGCCGTATTGGAATTTGACAGGAATGGTGCAGTGTTACGATGTAGGTGATGACGTGTAGAGATAGCTGTAGGTGTGTTTTCAAAGCAGGCCGGTTGACTCCGGCCTGCTTTTTTTGTTTGCGGCAAGCTGGTTAGCTGCCCGGCAGTTCGCACTGTATATATAGCGTTGTCGAAAATGCACAGAAACGGGCTGAATTTCAACGATAGCTCGCCGGGGTGATAGGTTATAGGCGTTCATGTGCCGGAAGGGGCTTGCTGGGCAATTTGCGGCGTTTCGACGGAACAGGCAATCCTGCCTGTTTAAACTGTTCCCTGAAACTTTTTTTTGCTTAACCTTAATTTTTTTTCTTTACACAGACAAAAAATTAAGGTATAGTTATTTTATCAGCAGCACAGACCACTAAAAAAAACCGGGGAACACCATGAACGCAACAATCCACAGAGCAAACGAGATCAGAAAAGAAGCAGCGGTAAAGTTCGGCGGAAAGCCCGGTGATTACAGTTTAAAAATCGCCTGCGAAATGGCGAAAAACGGAGAAAAAATCATGAACAGCAAGACGATCAATGCAAGGAGTGAGAGGGGCCAGGATTTTGAATTTGAGATCGCCGACGGAAAGATTGTGGCGGCAACAGTGATCAGCCTGACAAGAGGGCCGCTGCTGATAGATAGCCCCTGTCTTTCAGGGTCAATGTTGGACGGCAAGGTCGCGGGAGAAGATGGCAGGAGCATCAGGATATGTGTTGGATTCCGCGCCGCTACGGTGAAAGAGATACGGGCAGCCATCGAGCATAGCCAGCCCGCAGAACCGGAAGTCACCGAAACAATACCGGGGTTGACAGCCTTGCGCAAAGCCAGAGACAAACGCGGCTACGAGCACGAGATGCTGATGCGGGCAATTGACAGCGGAAGCAGCAGATGCCCAAAACAGACTGTCACCGACGCGCAGGTTGAGGCTCTGGAGGCTCAGTACCCGGCAGCCGTAGCGTATCTCCGGGCCGAGAGTTACGAGCAAGCGTCGAACCTGAACAAGTATTCCGCCGGACGCAAGGCCAAGGAGCTGTTACTCTCCAGCGGCAGCGTGGAGCGGGCTAATGAGATAATGGACAACTGGCTGCCAGCGTATTGCGATTGATTTACAGATAACTTCCCCAGCCCAATTGCGGGCCGGGGGAATATAAACTGAATGGAGGGCATAATGGATGTAAATATCTACCCGGAACTGGAAGCAACCCCCCTTATCGTACGGTCACCATACGGGACAGTAAAGCTTAAGTACACCCCAAAGCATGAGAATTTCTGGGGAATGATAGTAAAAGGCGCATGGGTTGCAATCATGATTGACGGAGAATACAAAGGCAAGTCAGAAAGTCATCATCACCACGGATGGTGCGTCAGTCACCTGCTCTCCGCGTGTGCATCAATGTCTGCGGTCAAGCTGGTGCAGGACGCGCTGGCAGCAAGAGGGCTTGCATAACAATTGACTTAACGCCACCCAAGCGCGCTTGGGTGGCAAGGGTAGCCATGAAGGCGACGATAGGGTTGGAATTATTCGGCGACAATGTTAGGAAGATGTATTCTTTCTACAGCAACATGCTGGATGAGGTTGCTTTTGGCCTTGGCAGACACATAACGGCAGGTTGTTTCAGTAATTCTTCATGGGTTGCTGAGATAACAGGGTTTAGTGACAAGTACAAGTATGAGAGGGCATTTCTTTCATACAAAAAGGATTACAGCATGGCAAACTCGAAAGGAAGCAGGGGTGTTTACGTGTGGTATATCCTTGAGTCTGGAAAGTATTACGATATAAAAAGTCAATACAGTCACAGGAGCCACAACAGGTATTTCGCAAAAGTGTCGAGTTGTGGCGATATAGTAAAGGTAGAAGAAGAGGAGGTTGTGTCATGGCTAAGAAGCCGATAGGGATAAATGTTCTTGAGGCTGCCAAGAGAAGAATTTCACTGGTTTTCGATGATTTTCCACGCATCTATATCAGCTTCAGCGGAGGGAAAGATAGTGCAGTTATGATGCACTTAGTGATGGATGAGGCGATTAGGAGAAAGCGAAGAGTCGGTGTTCTGTTTATCGATCTTGAGGCACAGTATAAATTTACAATTGATCATGTCAGATCAATGTATAATCTGTACGCAGAGCACATTGAACCATACTGGATTGCTCTTCCAATCCATCTTAGAAATGCTGTGAGTCAATATGAGCCGCAGTGGGTATGCTGGGAGGCAGACCGCAAGGCTGATTGGGTTCGCCAGCCTGAATCCGTAAGCATTACAGACGAAACTAAATTCCCATTTTTCAGACATGCCATGGAATTTGAAGAGTTTGTTCCAGAGTTTGGCAAATGGTTTGCTGGCGACAAACTCTGCGCCTGCTTTGTCGGGATAAGATCAGATGAAAGCCTTAATCGATACCGAACCATTGCCAGCAGAAAGAAAAGCACATTCGAGAATCGACAATGGATGACATGGTGCGGGGGCTGCCTTTACAATGTCTACCCGATCTATGATTGGCGCACGGAAGATATATGGACATATTTCGGCAAAACAGGAAAGCCGTACAACCGGCTCTACGACCGTATGCACCAGGCAGGGCTGACTATCCATCAGGCAAGGATATGCCAGCCATACGGTGACGATCAGCGCAAGGGACTTTGGCTGTTTCACATTATCGAGCCGGAGACTTGGGGGAAAATAGTTGCTCGCGTGAATGGTGCTAACCAAGGAGCGTTGTATTGCAACACATCAGGCAATGTGCTTGGGTATAGAGGAATTACTAAGCCAGAGGGATTGACATGGAGAGAATTTGCCAACCGGCTATTGTCTTCCATGCCTGAACGTGCCGCCGACCAATATCGCAATAAAATTGCAGTGTTCCTTAAATGGTACACCGTAAGAGGCTATCCTGACGGCATACCTGATGAGGGGCCGATGACTGACAAGGGGATACCGAGCTGGACTCGAATTTGCAAGGCTCTGTTGCGTAATGACTATTGGTGCAAGGGGTTGTCATTCTCCCAAAACAAAACAACGGCGTTTGATAAATATCAAAAAATAATGAAGAAAAGGAGGCAGGAATGGGGCTTGATCTGATCATTAAAGGACTTGTCGATGATATCGACCGTAAGTTCTCCGAGCTGGCAGCTCTCGATGACGAAGCGCGAATCGAAGTCATAAACGAGATTCGCAAGAGGTTGCGAGAGTATTCGCCGATGAAAAGGGAGCCGGTTGACTGCGTGCTGTGGGTAAAGGGAGAAGATTTACATGCCAATGATTACAACCCAAACAGCGTAGCTCCGCCTGAAATGCGGCTGCTTCAACTGTCGATCATGTCTGACGGATATACGCAACCTATCGTTGCGTGGCCAGACGGAAATGACTCGTTCGAGGTTGTCGATGGTTTTCACCGAAACAGGGTGGGCAAGGAAGTAGGGGCTGTAAAAAAGCGCACAATGGGTCGCCTGCCAATTGCAGTTATCAATACTGAGCGTACTGGCAAGGAAGACCGCATCGCAGCCACGATCAGGCACAATCGAGCACGCGGAAAACATCAAGTCGATGCAATGGCAGAAATAGTTGTCGATTTAAGCCGCCGCAATTGGAGCGATGAAAAAATCGCTCAGGAGTTAGGCATGGAGCCAGACGAAGTGCTTAGACTTAAACAGATAACCGGATTAGCCGAGCTTTTTGCCGATAGAGAATTCTCTGAAGCGTGGGAAGTATCCAATGACTGACTCTTTATGTCTTTCCCGGCCCGTTATTGGGCCGGGAAATCTTAACTGAATGGAGAGGCAATGCCAAAACAACCAAAAACCCCGGAAGCTCGTGCCGCCCTTGCAACGAGCATTGTCTACGAAATGCTCGCCAAGGCACTTGACAGCCCGGACAAGACCTACGGCATACGATACCCGGACGGCGGGTTCAGGTCTATCTATACCCGCCTCGTTGCCTTGACCGGCGAGCGCGGCAAGTGGGATGCGCTCGAAAGCGTTGGCCTGATGCTTATCGAAGAAAACGGCAAGCCGCAGGCGGTTAAGGTGGTGACGGAGATGAAGAAAGAGCCTATGCGGTGGAATCCTATATAGCAGATGCGCCGCATGTTCAACTGCCCAGTCTGTTTACAATTGCGGGCTGGGCAGCTCTATAGATTTGCGTTTCAATCTTATTTTTTTTTCTATACCTTAACTTTTTCTCTTGCACCTGACAAAAATTTAAGGTATAGTCTCTGTATAAGATTTGAGCGGCAATCAAGCCGAAATAAAAACACCGGAGAGCAAAATGAAAAGAGAGACCCCGAACGCAAAAAGAAGAGCGGTATCAATTAGCCCGTCAAGCAAAAACCACATGACAGCTACAATCAGAAGGGGCTTTGCTCTTCTGATTGAAAATGGACTGACACAGGGGGCGATTGGCCGGATTAGCTACAAGATAGAGGTTGAGGGTGGTACCTACAAAGGAGTTACAGCAAGGCGTGAATCTAATGATTATGGGGTCATGGAAACAAAGATAGACAAGTACGAATTCACCGCTTCATTTGTTGGCGAAGAGGCAAATGGCGTTGAAGTTGCCGCAGCCGAAGACGCTGCGGTTGTTTCCGATGAGCAAGTAGCCGAGAAAGACACTTTGACAGTGGAAAATGCGCATACCGCATACACAGTAGAAGACAAGACTCACCCGGAATATGGATTCAGACTATTTAACTACCAAGACCAGCCAATGAACGATGGCAAGAAACCACTAAGCAGCATTGGCACCGGAAGCAACGGCAAGGTGATTTTTGAAAGCGAATATCACCTCTACAGGATAGTGCACACGCGGGCTGATGTTGGTTTGAAAGACAATCAGGCCAGCAAGACCGAAGCAGCAAAGGTAAACTTCAGCACAGGCAAAGTCGCTGAAGAGTCCGCGCCTGACTACCGCGACAAGGAAATCCTCATCACCATGCACTGTCCGGTCAAGGGTCACAAGGTGGCGCGGCTTGTAAGCATGAATATGTTTTCAATCCCGGACTACAACGCCGACGAAGGCTGGGAGTGCAACATAATAACTAAGGACGAAGACAAGAGGGTGGAGCTGATCAAGCGATGGATAGACGAGCGGGCGAATGAGCAGCATGAGTCAAACCTTGAGTTTGTGAAATACGAAATTGTCGAAGAGGGGGTTTTTGCAGAGCGGGACTTAAACGGGCAGCTTAGGCTGGAAGCTGAAAAGCATGATTGTGAGGAACGCGATGTCAAAGTTGGGGATGTTGTCAGTAGCCGCACAGATGTAAACAGGCTCGGCCTAAGAGTTGAAACAACATGTACTGTCAAGCATGTTTTTGACAATGCTCTGCAACTGGAGGAATATTTTGAGCAGGACTGCATTACGGAAAGAAGCATGTATGATGCTTTCAAGCCTTTTTATAACTTGGAGCTAAATTTCCACTGCCCGTTATGGCATTGCATTGGAGGCGAAAAGCTATGGCTGTCTTATGATGACAAGAGCAAGGTTTACTTGATAACATCATACAGCGACGAGATAAACAAAGATGATGTCATGAACAGGGAAAAGGAATTTAGAAAATTCTCCTTGATTGCAAAGGAGCTTGGAGCGAAGGCATTTAAGGAAGGGGAGACATGCAAATCCGATCTTGACGATGATTTCAACGCTATGTTAGATCAGGTCAAATTCAAAGGTTTCAACCTTTCAGATCACTACTTTTTCGGATGGAGCGATGAAAAAGTAGCCTTTGAAGCCAGAAAGAAAGAGTCATTAGCAGCGGATGACACACGCAAGAAAAGCGATGAGCCTAAAGAGGTGAATGCTGAGGTTGCGGCTGAAGCGGTGCTGGACATCCAAGGGCCGGAAGCGGAGTTGGCTCTCGAATCAGGCATGACTATTGATAATCCTGACTATTCATTGCTTGAGGCTAATGGCGTGTGGGGCGGAGAGTTCAGGGGCCAATGGAAATACAAAATACTCCACAAAAGCGCAAGGTTTTTCAATTCATCAGACAAGTGGCTTGCCATTGGACATGCCGTTGCGGCCTACAACTCTATCCCTATTGCTGACCGGGTTGGAACAAAAGAAGAGGCGTACAACAAGATAAATAAAGCAAGATACGACAGGCTGGACGCAATATGGGGCCTCAGCTCTATGGATGAACTTAGCGGCATGATGCAGAAAAGCAAGGCCTTGAGTGGATCATTGTTTAGCAGCGCACTGAAGGGAATGGACGCAAGGCCATTCAGTGTTGCGAGAAACAGGAGTGTCAGGGATAGACTGAAGGTTGGATATGTTGGAGAGACAATAGCAGACCTCGCTTTCTATATGGAAGAGCGGGCGAAGATCGAGGCGATAGTTGAGTAGTTAGCCTGCCCATTCCGTACAAAGTTCAAAATATTGAACACGAAGTTTTGAACTTTGTACTAAAATTTAAACCAAACCAGGCACGTTGTTTTTGCAAGTGCGCAGTTTGCTTGAATATTTTATTTATGCAAATCTGGCACGGTTTTTGCTTAACAGAGTATATAAAGCAGCGCGGCATGGAGCCAGCAGTGTAAACCAAGGGGAATAAAAATGAGAGCAAGGAAAGTTCAGATAAACGCCAGTAACAGAGTTATTCAGGACAACGAAAAAGAAGCAGCAAGGAAGCTGCAAGCGACATTAGTCAGGATAGACAAAGGGGAGAGATTTTTCTTCAATATAACAATCTTAGAAAGCAAGGGGCTGATAAAAGGAATAGGTCATTACCGCAACAATTCATCTGGGAATAGGGAGCGGGTCAATACAACATGGCACCTGACCGAGAAGGCAAAACAGTTTTGCAGCGTGGTGATTTGATGGCAAAGGGAACATGGGCGAACCGAGAAAGAGAAAGGGCTTTTTCTGGCTTGAGGAAGGAAATAGAGGCAGCCGATAAGCAACGAGAGCAGGATTTCAAAGCGTCAATTCCGGCTACCTTGGCGAAGAATAAGGAGGAAAAGGAGTTCATGACGCAGGTTGCGCTTGGAATCATGGCTAAAATCAAGCCCGGTGACAGCTTGGAATATTTTGGCCTTCCGAATGTGATTGCGGCAAAGATCAATAAAAAGTCAATAACAGACAGCAATGGCGAGCGATGGAGTGTTGATTCGCTCAGAGGCATGATTCCAGCGATTAAAAGGAGAACAACGAGATGAAAAAGATTGATATAGATTGGAAGCATTTACGCAGCACTTGCGGATGGATGCTTAAAGAAAACGCCAGCGTTGATATCATACGCTCGGCAGATGCTATTGAAAATTCGATCAGGAGAAAAAGGTTATTTGGCAACAAGGATCTTTTTGCAAGCAAATACGCAGGCGGCGCGGAAAACAGAGAGATTCTATTCACTTGTGCGGATGAGTATATTCACGATGGAGAAGCCAGCATTGAAGTCAGTGAGATATTCAGCAAACAAATGTCTCGCATTAAGCAGCATGGAATTTTTTCGGCTCTGGAAATTGCGGCAACAGGTGGCGACAGGAATGTTGATCGAGCGAAAGAGGTTATCGGCAAACACAAGGGCTTGTTGTTTGCTGGCGGAGGCCGTGCAATAGAAACCGCTATTAAAGAGCTGAAGGAAGAAGGCATGGCCATTAAGTATCGTCGCAAGATTAACGACTACTGGGAAGTCGAGGTCGTTAAAGGGGATACGAAATGAAAAAGAAAGAAACAATCCTGTGTCACACGTTCATCGGCACCGTGCCGCTTGTGGTTGGAAAGAAGTTTCTGTTCGAGGCTGAAGGACAACAGCCGCGCCAGATGTGTGTGGTTAGGGATTATCCATTTATCTACATGACAAGGTTCCTGATGCCTGGATATGAGGTTATTGATTGCATGTCAGGGTTTATGGTTCCGCACATCGAAAATCATGCACATGATGCACGGCCAGACAGGATAATTCAGGCTTTTTACGAGAAGATGCAAAGTGGCTGGGTTTCACCTGATCGCATCGCAGCAGTCGTAAAAGATGCCAAACCTGAAGATGTTAAGTGGTCAGAATCCGAGCTGTCGACTATCCCGTGCGAGGTGAAGACGAAAATAAAACAGGTTTATGGGATATGCCTGTAGTTTTAATCTATCAAGGAGGCTGCAAATGAAAGGCATTGAGGAAGTGACTGCGTACCGCACCAGAGACGGCAAGCTGTTTGCAAATGCAGAAATGGCGGCGATACATGCGGAATGGCTTGCCGAGATATACAGGACAGACAAGGATGAGCTGAACCTGATGGTCAAAAACCAGTGCCGCTGTAAACGAGCTATGAAGTACCTGCGCGGCAAGGAAGCCGCCGCAATGCAGTCAGTGATTGCCAATAGGGCGGCGAGGATAGCTATGCTTATGGAATTTATCAAGAAAGGGAGTGGCGCGTGATGACCAATATAAAAGTACGTGATGCCGTGCATTGCCTTGTGTGTGGACATATTACCTTTTCTTGCAATTTAAGAAGAGATGGTGATTACACGGTCAGATTTTCTATGGGCAGAGGGTTGACAATAGAAAATGAAGACGACGCGGGAAATGCTGAAAGTGCCACCAAGGATGGAATACTTGACCTTATCAGGCAAGGCGATTCAGCTTCTTGGCCGGACTGGAATAGTTTCCTGCTCTACTGGATAGGGCAGGCTGAAGGACAGAGCAGAGGACATGCAAGCTGCATAAGGAATCGCAGTTTATGAATCTTTACCCACTATAAAAAGTAATCCCGTTTCCTTGCCTCGCAAAACAGCAGGAAACGGGCCTAAATTCAGCGTTTATGGTGGCGGCGGTACGGTTAGGCGTTGAGGTGGAGAATGGCAACAGAGGGGCGTTTGAGGTGTTTCTTAACTAAAGGAGAAAAAATGATGACAAGAGCAATCCGCAACACGGACGAATTCGCCGAGCTGCTTGATTTTGTGCAAAGCAGACTAATCCTGCCTGCTGAAGCTGTGCTGCCGGTCGAGCCGGTGGAATGCAAGGAAAACGCTAAGAAGTTCCACTACACTGGCTCGGAAGTGTTTTTCAAGGATGTGAAATGTATATCTGTTGAAGAGGTGAGGAAGCTGCTGTGTGCCATGAAACATTGCACATCGTCTTGCTATTACCATGAACTTTTTAGCAAGGCGATGTATGAATTATGCCCAGATGCTTGTGAGGCAGTGGAGGGATTCCTTGCTGAATGGAGCAGCGATGAAGATGCTAGAGCTTGTGCAGCAGGACAGCACCGTTGATGAGCTAAGGCCATAACCGCTCCCCTCCCGATCAAGTTCAATATTTTGTATTCAATATTTTGCATTTTGTACAAATTATTGAATTAATCGGAAGGCGTGGTTTTTGTAAGTATGCCATTTTGCTGAAGATTTTATTTTTTGTGAAACTGGCATTCATTTTGCATATACCAAGGTAACAACAGTGCGGCAATCGGGCCGCAGAACAAAGAAAACCAGAGCGGAGAGCATCATGGCATCACACAATGCAAAGCAGAGCAGGACAGCGGAAGCGTACAAAAACGGCCTGCGCGTAAAGGGATTTTCTTCGGCAGCCAGAAAGAGCCTGCTTGACCGCTTTGACTGCGGAACTGATTGGGAGATGCTTGAGCATGATGTTTTCTTCTTGCCGGGATTGTTCCGCGTCACGGACGTAGCTCTTGCTGAAATAGCCGAAGGGTTGTTTTAGTCCTTCATGTTACATCTCAACCGAAGAAACACCATGAGCGCAGTAACCGCAGCCAAATCCACAATAGACAGGCTCCTGAGCAACGGCAATGCTTCCGCGACAAGCGGATTGATCAGGGTAGAAGAGGCCGACGAAACTCTTGACGGCAAAGTGCTATGGAAAATATGGTACTACACAGAGTCTTTCAGTGGCACCGGGATCAGCGTCAACTACCGGCGTGAGGGTAGAGCGTGGATATACACAGTAATGAGTGACGCTACTGATTCAGCGTTCTTCAGCAAGACAGGCACGGCAAGAACGCTGAGAGAGGCCCGTTTGGAAGCATTGACCGCTATGGTGGCCGGATGCACTGCGCAGGCCGGAAAGGCGGAAAATAGCATCAAGGAAGAGCTGCTGGAGCTGATGCAATGCGACCCAGAGGCTCCGCTTAAAGCCTTGTTCAAGGACGGCCTTGTTGAGGAAAGAAGATCAGCTTGCGCTGCCACAATCAAAGCTGTGCTTGACTCCGGCCTACTGCCTGATGAACTGCGCGACCAGTGGAAGGCCAGGTTGCTTGAACGGCTTGCACTTCGCGAACCAGAAGAGGACGAGGAAATCCCCGGTGGCCTCCTCTGGTTAAACCGGTTAGCATCTGAAGGAGACGCTTGGAAAGCATCAAATTATGCTACGCGGGGAGCTGTTTGGTGCCGCTACCACTCCATCCTGGATTTAGCCAAGCACTACGCCGCCCTGAACGCTGAGCGCGAACAGCAACACCGCGACCTGCTTGCCCTGATCAACGAGATGTAGCGCAAAGCCTGCCTGCAAGCAAGCAGAAGGCGAATTTGGCCGACAACTGGCCTTCAAAACTAAAGCGGAGAAATAACATGTTTTTTTTAATCGCCGAGAAAGCCATTCTTGCAACACCCGACAGCATTGCAAGATCAGAGAACACAGTTGACATGACCGCAGAGCAGCTTGCGAATGATTACGATACGCAAGTTAAAGCAAAGATGGCAAGTGCTGTGTTTATCAAATCTGATTCCTGGTTCCCGTCCGAGCCAAAGTCAAGAGCAGAAAGACTTAGGTTGATGGCGAGCTACCTTGCCGCATTCAAAGATGACGCAGGTGAGAGGCGGGAAGTGCTTGACTATATATCTGGAAACGGAATGGTGCGGATTCTTTGGCTTGATCAAGCGCAGGCCGCGAAAGAAGACTATCCACCCGCTGGAGACCTTGCCGCACGGGTGGCTGCTGACTGGCCTCGCCTTGAAGCGCAAATAAAAGGGCGGATAAGAAGGGAACTGTTTGGCCACAGGGATGAGTCGAGCCAGTCCAACAGCCTGCCTTGACCAAAAAAAAACTAACCGGTAAACCATTATGGACTTGACAAAACCGATCAACCAAGGAAGCTGCATTGACTGCGGCGCGGTGATTCAGCAGCCAGCAGGTAGCGGCAGACGGCGGGAGAGATGCAAGGCCTGCATCAAGGCACGGGCCTCGCATTACGCCACCAAGTGGAAGGCGACAAAAGCCGCAGACGGGAAATGTATTGCTTGCGGGAAAGACAAGGGAGAAGCAGGACTGAGATGTCATCCATGCGCCAGAAAACACGTCGTCTCGAGTCTAAGGTCGCAAGAAAGGCGCAAGGCAGAGGGAAGGTGTAAATGCGGCGGCATACCGCAGGAAGGGTATGCCTACTGCCCTAAATGCTTGCAGTATTACCGCCAATGGCGCAAGAAAAACAAGGCAGCCACAGCTGCTTCCAGTGGGATAGCCGAGAGTCTTTAAAACCAACGCGCCGCACAGCCCACCTGTCCGGCACTCAAAAAAACTGGCTATACCGGCCAAAAGGAGATACGCAAATGGAGCAAACGACAGTTGACACCACTCAGCTAAAGGCAAAGATTGATCAGCTTCGAGCTGAAAAGAAAGAAGCGCATGATGCCGTGGCAAGGATCGAATACCAGTTAGATACAAAAGGACGAACTTTCAGGCTCTTCAGCGCAACCGAGGAGGAAAGGGGGTGGTATGGAAAAACGAAATATGCGCTAAGGAAGCATAAGCAGATGGCGAATGACTTGCAAGTGCAAATCGGAAAGCTAAATGAAGAGCTAAAGAGAGCTGCGCATTTAGAGTATGAAGCAAGGCGAGAAAAATGCTTTATCGTGATAGCCAAGCGAAAACTTCCACCCGCTGTTTTCGAGGCAATCTTGAACGAGACAATCCAGCAGGTAGGCGCACTGTAAGCAAAAGCAAACCAAACGGGCCAGAGATCAGCTCTGGCCCTGAATATGAAGAATGGAGAAGTAAATGATCACCCTGAATTTCTTTTTGGCCCTGCTTTTAGGCTGGACATCAGCGACTGCAAATACATATTTCACGACGAAATACGGGGGCGATTCCAATATGCTGATCATCCCCGTTGTCCTTATGGCACTTGCCATCGTGCTTGCGGCCAATGGCGGAGAAATGCAAGGAAGGAAGCAGCAGCAAAAGAATATGATCGAGGCAATGAATAAACAGCAAGAGGTTATCGTTGCGCAAATGAAAGAGCTTAACTCCAAGCTCAGAGCCAAGGATTCTGCCGAGGGCCGCTAACCACCTTCCACCCCAAAGTTCAAATTCTTGTATTCAGCTTTTTAAACTTTGTACAAGAATTTAAACTAATCTGAACAAGCAGTTTTTGCAAACACCTGATTTTACGTGATATTTTTTAGTTTCAAAACTGGCACGACCTTTGCATATACCAAGGTAAAGAATGCGGCAATCAGGCCGCAGAGTAAAAAAGCAAAACAGAGAACGGGGACACAATGAGCCAGAGCATCACAGAAAAAGCGTGGACGCTTTACAGAGCAGCAGAAGTTAAAGCGGGCCGCAAGTTCACGACAGCCGACCGCAAGGGGAAAAACAGCGAGTGGGCAAAGGCAATGCGCCAGGCATACGACGATGTAATGAGAGAGCGCAGGATATCCGCTGTGCAGCACCTCTTGAAGCAAGTGCCAGAATACAGCTACTGGTCTCTTGATCCAGAAAAAAACAGCGAAGGCAGACGGAGGCAATATAACGAGGTGGTTGACCACAACATGCGCATCATCGCCAAAGCAAGCGAGCGGCCATTGAATCAAAAGCAGGCGGCAGAAGCAAAGGCATTGGGCTTGAGCGTTAAGGAGTACCGCAACGCAGCAAAATGGGCCAAAGAGAACGGCATGAGCGTTACTGCATGGGAGGACAAAATTAAAGCAGAGGATGCAGTGCGGAAGAAGGAAGAGCGACAGAAGATGGATGAGCATCCTGCTTGGCTTCCCTCTGAAAACAAGAAAAAGGTTGCTGCAATGCGCGGCAGATACACAAGGAGGGGATATGCAAGATCATGGTGATTCGGAAACCAGAGCTGAAACTGAACGCATGAGCAGCTCCGATTTGAGATACATCTGGATGGTGCTTACTGCTCCTCGGCTGATTAAATCTAAGGCAAGCAGCTTGCACCAGTTTATCGACAGTCTTGAGGCTATGAAAACGCCGGTTCATCAGCGCGGCGACTACAAGTTCCTGTGGAAGGCATTGCTTCTGGACTTCCACCCGGAAGATGCGGTCGAACTTTTAAAAAAGCTGCCCGGAATCGAAGTGACAGGCGGCGAGTTAATGAGTGACGGGACAAGAGTCCCATTGAGCGCGGTTTGGCGTAAAGGAGAAGCAAAATGAAGTATGACATCAAAGACGTGGCGGATGGTCATCTTAACGGCAAAATCGTTTGGATTTGCGATTATCGCTTTACAGATTTTGCAAACAAGGCAAGCAGGCATGTTGTGCCTCAGCAAGTGCTTGTCAGGAGCAACGAGGAAACGAAAAAAAGAATTTACTATTCCGAGTCTCACTTCATCGCGCTGAACAGCAAGGGACAGCCGGTTGAGAGCAAGCTAGTATCCCCATTTGACACGACCGGATATAGGTCGGAGACAGGTGTGCCGGTTAATGTCTTCGACAACGAGGGGGAATGCAAGGCGTATTATGCCAATCAATGCAGCGAGCTTTTGAGCGG